ATGATTAGGATTATGCTGTCCACCCGCCTTGGCGAACGGCGGATGACGCAGAGTGAACTTGCTCGCGCCACCGGGATCCGCAGCCAGACCATCAACGAAATGTACCATGACTTCTCCGATCGGGTCAATCTGGATGACCTCGACCTTATCTGTGAAGCCCTGGACTGCACACTCAGCGACTTACTTATTTATGAGCCGAATGAGGTGCGCAGAGTAAAAGAGGTCCGGCGAATCCCGAAAACGGTGAGCAAGAGCCGCAAAAAGTAAGCACATCTCCCCTGCCCGGACGTTTATTCGTCCGGGCTTTTTTCATCTTCATCATTGCGCAGCTGGATGGTCTGCCCATCCGGCATGATGATTGCAACCTTGCCGCCGCACAGTTCTGCTGCCTTGATAAGGTCATCCGCCGACCAGCGGTTCATGCGCACCTTGTTGCTCATTGCCTGCTTGCTGCTCATACCGAGGACTTCAGCCAGATCTGTCTGCTTCTTCCCTGTCATGGAAAGCAGCCCCTTGATGATGTCCGACACTGTCATGTGTTCATCCACTCCTTTCATGTATAGAGTACACCAAAATCAATTACTTGTCAACCTCTTTTATTTCAAAGTAAATCAAAAAAGTTTATCAAAACTATTGACAAGTAAACCGAAAAGGTGTACAATGTAGATGTAAGGCAGAGAGCGAAAGCCCCTTACGGAAAGGAGTGAGGTGAATGGAAGACATGAACGTAACCAAGGCGTTGCTCAAAGCAATCCTCGAACTCATCGAGAAGTGCGACACGCTGGAAGAGCTTAGAGAGAGCGTCAAGAAAATCATGGAGGAATAAAAAAAGAAGACCAGCCACCGTCCAAAGCAACTGATCTTCAACACCGAAACAACGGCGAGCCGGGAGCCTTACCCCGGCCGCCCTCTATTTTATCAGAGTAAGGCCAGAAAGACAAGAGGGTAACACAATGAAGTACATCGATATCAACCGCAAGTTCACCGAGACTGTCAGCAGCTACATCGCACAGGGCTATATCATCAACACCGCTTCGATGTCCGGCAGTCAGGGCGAGATCGCTCACATCGACCTGACCGACGGTAAGCAGATTGTCCGCGTTCTGCTGGACAGCTTCACCGAATGGGAAGATTACAACCAGCTGGAAGGTCTGAAGCTCGTGGTCGGCATCGCCGCTGACAACGTCAATCCCAACGATAACCAGCGCGGCGATGTCATCTGGAACAACCGGTTGGATGTCATCTCCTGCGAGAAGTTCTACAAGCTGAGCAGCAACCGCGACGATTCCGTGTTCTACGGAACGCGAGAGGAGGCCACCGCAGCCAATGAAAAGCGCTTCGAGCGCTACTGCCGCCGTGACTGCCGCATCAAGAAGCACCTTCCAGAAAAGGCTTCTCCGCTGGTCAAGGAATTCGTTCGCCGGAAGTTCGGCCTGAAGCGTGTCGTGGTGAGCAACATCCAGATCGCCAAGCAGAGCGGCGTGTATACCGTCACCTACAACCAGCACAGCGCCCAGCTGCACTGAGGAGGGCAAAACAATGAAAAAGGTAATCTTTACTTACGATTCCAAGGATATGAAGCACGGCATCAATGGCGAGATTGGCGAAGCTTGCGCGTCCATCCTGCTGGACGATGACCGGGCAGAGGAAATCCGGGTAGCATTCAACGAAAACCGTAAAGCCGCAGCTGCCTACACCATGCGGGAACGGGCAATCGGTTTCTGCTGGAGTTGTGAGCATCTGCGTGGACGCGGCTTTATCGAGGGCAGCATCAAGAGTGTACAGGTTGAGGACATTTAACAGGAGGGTTTCACCATGAGCATTGCAACTACTATTCTCAATCAGCTGGGCGGGCCGGGATTCGTTATGATGACCGGGGCCAAGAACTTTGTTTCGGACGGTAACACACTCCGTATGGCCCTGCCGCGTAACGCCAGCGGCGCGAATCGCCTTTACATCACTCTGACCCCGATGGACGATTACACGATGCGGTTCTTCAAGCACACCAATGGCCGGATCACCCGCACGGGCCGCTGGATTGATGACAAGAATACCGATGTCGAGGTGGTCAATGGCGTGTTCTGCGACACGTTGCAGGAGAACTTCACCCGTGTTACCGGGCTGGCAACTCATCTTTGATAGGAGGACAAGAATATGGCAATCGTTGAGAGTGAAAGCGATCTGATGATGGGATGGCTGATGATCCGCACCTTTTACAACTCGCCCAGCATCCCGGACTACTCCGGCAAGGCGGATGCCCTGATCCGCTTAAAGCGGGCGATGCGGAAGTTCATGCGCGAACAGCCGCCGTGCCGGGAGTGGATCGTTAAGGACTACTACGATGGATCGTGCATCCAGCTGGAGCAGTTACCGGATGAGCTGGACAGCTACACCGAGGACGAAGTGCAGGAGTGGTTCATGTGGAATCGGTACATGACCGCCACGCCCAGCCAGTACGATTGCACGGGTCAGCTGTTCACAAACTGGTTCAAGCTGACCCGGCGGCGTGGTCACTGGTTCGCATACCATTCGATTAGTCGAGATGTTTAAGGAGGAAGCACAATGACAGACGAAAAAGCTATTGAGAAGATGCTATATGACCAGCAGCAGGGCTGGCCGCTGTGCCCCCGCTGCGGCGAGAGGATGCCGGACAAGCTGACCCATGGAGCATTGAGCCGCCACGCCAAGGGCGTGTACATCTGCGAGGCCTGCGGCACCGATGAAGCCCTCCGGGATTGGGCCGGGAACGTCAAACCGCTGTCCGACTGGGTGCTGGTTCGCGTATACAATGGAGATCTTCGGAGGTAATCGATATGGAAGAAATGCTCCTGTCACTGAATGGACCGTGGTCAAACGCAGCCTGCATCGGCTACTGTGTCATGGCGATGCGCAACGCCGGTTTGAGTGAGAAAACACAGCGCAAAGTCCTTGATAAACTGACCCGGTGTTTCGACGACGTGAGTGTTGAAGACGCTGCACAGATGAAGTTCTAACAAACAAAAAATCCCCCTACACTGGCCCGAAGGTCAATGCAGGGGGATTTTTGCGCGCTACCGAGGTAGCCAAATATAAAATCAAGAGTGGACCATGCCGGGCCGCTCTCTACAAAAGCCGAAGCTTTTCAAGTGCCTCTATTTTACACGGCACTCATGCAGCAGTCAAGACTTTTTGCCCAGTGCTGCGGTCATAACATCAAAGGCGTGTTCGATGACAGCATCCAGCACCTCGTCGGTGATGGCCCAGCGGATAGCCGCCGGGCACTTGGCGCGGAGAGCGGCGAACACCTGCTTCTTCTTTTTGGCACCCTGCCCGCTGCCCATGATGGACAGTTCGGCCTTGTTTACGAGCTCAAGCGCCAGATCCTTGACGGTGGCCTTGTAGCCCAACCGGATGCCACCGACCGCCAGCGAAACAAAGCCCACCAGCATCAGAGCAAAAGCGATGGGCGCGGGAATAAAACTAAGCATAGCTTCCATGATATTTCTCCTTTATGTTCATCAGCGCCCCGGAGATGCCCCTCTGGGGCGCTTTGTGTCGTTTATGATAGTGGGATAGGTCAGATGTACTTATCGGCCCCGGAAATAGCTTTCCAGCTCGCTGGGCCGCAGATGCCGTCCGGGGTCAGCTTGTGTGCTGCCTGCGCCTTGAGCAGCGCGTTTTCCGTGGCCTTGCCAAACAGGCCGTCCGGGGTCAGGCCGAGCAGCCGCTGAAGGAACTTCGTTGCGACACGGTTCGCATCGCCGGTACAGCCGCGCCTAATGGTCGGCAGGATGAATTTCAGGTATGTGGTGGACGGATAGTGCTTCGCAGCATCGCAGAGCCACGTTGCCTTGCTGCTCCGCGTGTCTGCGTGACAGAACGCATTGCCCGCGTACCAGTAGATACCGATACCGCCAAACCCTGCGGCCTGCGCAAGGATTCCCAATGCCACCGGGTTCAGGCTCCGATCATCAAGCCGCCAATCGGCAGCCATGCCGTAGCGGTGGCGGCTGTTCGTGCCGCCGCCCGCTTCCTGATTATGCTTCAGACAGCGGTAGCCGGAAGTGATTTTGATTTTCTTCCCGGTCACCTCCCGGATACGCTGGAGCTTTTCGGCCAGCTCCGGGTCTACCATCTGAGTTCCGCAGCCGCACGGGCAGTCGAACTCGTACCGGCTGAAATTCTTCGTCAGCGCGGTTCTGTCGCCGCGCCGGTAGATAATAACGCTCACGCCTCATGCCTCCTTATAAAAAGTCGTGCTTCTGGAGCCGCTCATTGTACACACGTTTAATGTTCGCCACTGCACAGATGCAGCGGTTGTTCTTATAGTTCGGGTGGCTACGGCAGTAGTCCTCATAGGCGTCAATGACGGCCAAAGTCTCGATGAAATGCTCCCTCGTGTGATGCCTGTCGTCAATCAGCTCGTCATTGAACCTTAAAATCTGGGTGCGGAGCAGGTTTGCGTTTCGCTCGTCGTCAACTTTGATGTGTTCGTCGAGCTTCTGCTGTGTCTGCTTCTGTTGTTCCAGCACCTCGGCGTTCAGAGCGTGGCCAATGAGCTGGGCCAACTTGCTCCACGGATTCAGCTTGATGGGCGAAATCTGCACGAGGGTCAGGAGGACTACGAGCGCCCCGCCCCCCGCTGTAAAAAGTTCCTTGATGTCGTCGATGTTCAATGGTCAGTCCTCCATAATAAAAAGGCGGCCGCGTATCTTCACGCAGTCGCCTTTCCTGTTGTCTCCCTGCTTAGTCCTCAGTGATAAGGTCTTCGCAGCCGGAATCAATGAGCAGCTCCCGAACCTTGCTCTTCAGCTTGGCAGGAACCTCAGCAAAAGTCTTTTTGCCGAACATAATCTGCTGTGCCCACAGCATTGCCATCATGAACGTACCCTCCTTTCCGAATAAAATTTTGCAAAGAAAATGAGCAAGAATGTCCACGGCCAACTTAGCCATAAACTTCCTCGCTCATCTCTAACAAGCAGTCCGTCAGCATCTGTACCTGCTTCTGCAAGCCAGCGCAGGTGTCAACCAACTGCTTTATATCTGCAACGGCGGGCTTTTGCTGCCCGCCGTTGTCACTTGTGTTATCGCCGCCGGAGCCGGTATCCTCGCCGCCAGTGCCGCCGGGGTCGGGCTCCGGGTTGTCCACCGTTCCGCCCGCCTCCAACTGCTCCAGCAGCGCTCTGTATTCTGCCTCTGTGATTTCCTCAGCGTCAACCTCGCCGTCGTATACAGCAGCCTCCGGCGGCGTATTGAGCCACGACGGGTGATAGTACCCGCTGCAATCCCGCGGACAGATGAACTCTGCCTTTGCAGGGTCGCAGACAAGCATCACGCCATGCTTGGGCTGCCAGCGCAGAAACACATCGTTGACATCCAATACCTTACCGTCTGCAAGGATTTTATAAAAAATCATGCGTACACTCCTTTCATTCGATATCCATGGAACAGACGCCAGTACAGCGACAGCATCCGCTTTCTGGTGTGGTATGCGTCTGCGTGGAAGGAATTGCCAAACCACGCAGAAAAAGACGCGAAAGCATCGTCCAGCCGCATGACGCCGCGCTGAACCATCCTTGCGAACGCTTTCAGTTTGCGCCGCATTCGAACGATTCCGGCTCTCGCGAGATTTTTCACCAGATGTCCAGTGTCCGTCACCTTATAATAGATTTGCAGGAACTTCATACCCTTGGAGGCTTTTGTGATTGCCGTTTTCTTGGCGTTCATCGAAAGCCCAACCTCGGACGCCTCACTCTGGATAGTCTGACCAACGTGCTTCAGCTCCTCTTTCGAGGGTCCAGCAGCCATGGTGTCGTCCATATACCGCTCGTAGGCCCGGACGCCCAGCTTGTCCTTGACGGCATGGTCAATCCCATTCGGGATAACCAGCGCCATGGTCTGCGATTCTTGGCTGCCCAGCGTCAGACCAATGCCTTTATGCCGGCGCAGCTGCTCCGCTTTTGCCGCCCGTTCCTCTTCATCGGCAATTTCATGCAGCTCGTTTTCCTGATACATCCGGGCGATCTTCATGCCAAGGCCCTGAAGCATCCGGTCAAGCCGGATTTCTCGGAATCTTTTCAGGCAATCGCTGTGCCGGAGGTGGTCAAAGAACTTTGTGAAGTCGCCGGTCATAATGAAAAAGCCGTTGCCGTATTTCGCGGCCAGCTCTTTCAGGAACATTGCCAGCCGGTTCCTGGCATCTGTGACGCCCTTTCCCTTAACGCTGGCCGGGTTGTCTCGAATCAGGGTGCGCTCTGTCAGCGGCACAAGGCAGCTGTCACAATAGCAGCCCTGCACAACGCGGCAGTCAATCATGACTGCATGGATCTCGCGCAGCTTGCCGCGCTCATGTAGCATGATTCGTCGGATTGTGGCATCGACGTTCAGTTTACCCTCCAGCAGCGAGTCTTTCAGCCGTTTCAACTTCAAGACTGCGTGGAAGATGAAGCGCTGCACGTTGCCTTTCCACTCGACGCCTTTCCGGCGCTTCTGCAAAGACTTCATGAGATTTTGAATCGTGAACACGCTGCGGAAGTCTCCGAGCGGTGTCACGTCCTGCAACCGCTGTTCCCGGCTCTTTACCCGGTCCAGAGCTTTGATACGCAGCTCCGCATAGGGAGTGCGCGGCTCCAACGCGGTTTCTATCTGCTCCCGGACCGGTTTCCCATGCCAGCAGCAGCGGCGAGCGGCATCATTCGCGGCCACGGTCAGCAGCTCCAGATCAATGCTGCCGTTCTCACGCCACGACCCACGCGCCCGCGCTTCTCGTTTTGCGGCTTTCCGAGCTTTACTTCGCTCTATCCTAGCCATGATTTGTTCTCGATTGGTCAAAGAATCTACGCCCTTCCTGCTACTTATAGTGTGCGCTCTAATCAGGTTTGCAAACCGGTGATGAAACGGGGTATGCACAGGCCCCGCCATGAAAGAATCGTCCCGCCGGTCTGCTCAGGGACACCGATACGGTGCGCCAGCCTTATATCAGGCCAGCCATCAATTTACCGCCTTTACAGACGGATGGTTGCACATTCCTTCTTAACTCTCTGGGTATTTTCACCTTTATGCACGGTTACTACTAAGCTAAGAATCCGGGGCAGAACGCCGTTGTTGTTCGTTGCGTTGTTGTTGTTGCCCGCCCAGCCGGTGTTGTTCACATTGTTGAAGTTGGTAGAGTTGGACACCGAAGCATCGCGCAGCCAATACCACCGGCAAAGCCTAAAACAACGTGCCACCATTGAATCATCATTTCAACTTTCCGAAGCGTTTCCTATCGGAACTTCGCAGACCGGAAAGCAATTTGATGCATTCATTGATTCGCCCTGCCCACTCGTCCATCGTATTTTCGCTGTAACACATGACGTTCCACAGCGCATACAATGGCCGCTGCAATCCGTTCAGGTTGTCGATTGCTCGTTTGAGGTACTTATCCCGCACCTCATACTGCTTTCGCGTCGTGGGGAAAATGTCGTTGCCCTGCAAGGTGCAGAACAACGCATCATCCACGAATTGTAAAATCTGGTCGGACAGGTGGTCCTTATATTCCAAAGGTACAGAGCAAATTTTGGAGTAGGTGTATTTGTGCAGCTCTCGCATTTTATTCAAGAACATTCGGTCATCCGAATATTTCAGGTCAAACGTCTTTATCATGGAAACCTCTCTGTCATCCTCAAAGTGTGCAGCTCCATGGAGCAGGGCCAGTTCCTTGTTTACAAGGTCTGCCCACTCCCGGATGCCGCCCTCTTTGGAATCGAACAGGCTCCAGTACACAACCAGCGGCTTTTGCAGCGCGGTTAAATATCGGATGGAGCGCTCGAACAGCTTTCGCCGTTCAGCGCGGCCCGCATCCGTCCTCCCATCGGCCTCATTTGCCATGATGGCCGCGTGGTATGCGCTGGTGGTCAGCTCCATCAGCCGGGACCGGACAAATTTCTTGTACCGGGCCGGGATGCGGTCTGCCCGCTGCGTGGTCAGTACGACCAGCCGTGCGCAGTTCATTTCAAACTCCGTTGCAGCCTGCCTGCGGTTTCGTGCGAGAACCGACACATTATCACCTCCTCCGCAATAAAATATCACAAAATCTGGAAAATTGGAACCAATTTTTGAAAATTTGCCGCGGGGCGGCTACGCCGCCCTCGGTTTTTTTTCGGGGAGCGTTTCTCGTCTGGTCGGACTTACGCCGACCAGATTTTTCCAGATTTTACAGATGAAGCCGGGGCAGAACGCCGTTGTAGTACGTTGCGTTGTAGCCGTAGCCCGCCCAGCCGGTGTAGTTCACACCGTTGAAGTTGGTAGAGTTGGACACCGAAGCATCGCGCAGCCAATACCACCGCGCCCTGACCCATGCGTGTCCATTCCAGAGATATCCCACGTTACTGTCAGCAGAACAAATCCATACATCCCCCTTTTTGGGGTTCTTGGGCGCGGTGCTAGATACCGTATAGGTCGGGTTCTCGCTCAGTGTGTAGCCAGCAAATTTGATGCGCGTCCGGTCAGACGTAAACCACGGAATCTGCTCGCCGCAGTACACGAACGGTTCCGAGCTGTTGCCGTTCATCTCGCGCACAGACGGCAGATAGACCTTATCTTCCGTTTCCAGAATGCCAGCAGTCCCCGCGCCATAGTCAACGGACGAGATGTGCACGGACACCAGCATCCGGCTCAGAGCTGCAGGCAGGCCGGACAGGTAGCGGCTCTGAAGCCACTGCCGCATCTCGGAAGCGGGCCAGCCGCCCTCATTGCTGTTTGTGGGATTCATGCGGTGGTAGCCGTTCAGCAGACCGGCATGGATAAGGTCAATGGAGGTCGTGCCGCCGTTGGTCTTGGTTGCGCCGCCGGTGCCAACGATTTCCAGATAGCTTTCCTCGCGCGGCCATGCGGCCATCTTCATGCACTCGGTTTCGCCGAGGTCCTCTTTCCAGAGCTTACAGCGGTACAGGAAGCCGGTCGCAAAGTTCTTGCCGTCATTGTCGCAGCCCAGCATCAGAGTTGCGTCCGACTTGGTGTCGATGGTCTTAATCAGCTCGCGGCTGATAATCGCATCGCCGTTCGGGTTGGAGAAGTAGACGTTCAGATTCCGACTGCCCTTGACATGACGCAGCACAACCAGCTCACGGTACTGGTCGGAGATGTACTGCGTACCGACACCGGAGATAGTAGACAAGCCGGTGCCACGGCTGTTGTTCGCCGTGTTCGTACCCCACTGGACTGCTGTACCGCTGCTGTACTTGACCTTGAAGCCATGGTAGCCGGTCTTGGTGAAGCAGGCTGCCACGCAGGCTTCGGAGGTCGGCTGGTCGAACACACAGTCCACAACCAGCGTCCAGCCAGTGTCCTTGTCCATAATCTTCACGCCGGTATTCTTTGAGGTGGAGCCGGTCAGCTCCATGTTCTCGGCCAGCAGCACAGATTCTACGTTGTCGAACTGCGGCTCATAGCCCATGGTGAACGGAACGCGGGTCTTGATGTTGTCCTCCGTGAAATAGAGCGAGGCGCGGCCAGACTGCCGAATACCGTACAGCTGTGCCAGATTCAGGTTCGACAGGTCATCGCCGAAGTTGGGCAACGTGCCTCGAATCCAACGCGCATAGACATCCATATTCTCTTTGACGTGAGCCGTGCTCTTGTCCCAGCCGTCAAACAGATGGTAGACGAAGCTCGATTCCTCGTCCGTGCGCTCCGGGTCAGCGGGCGGCACGGCCTCAGTGTCGTAGTCAACGGTCTTGCTGCCGACCACAACGCCCGCCTGCGCATACCAGCGCACCGTATACTTCTGCGGGACGCTGGTGTAGGTTGCCTTGACGGTCAGGTTGCTCAACACCTGCGTCAGCGGAGAATCCCAGCCGCCATAGGTGAAAACCTCGGCCTGCGTGGAAGCCTTGGTCGGCGTGTCCATCAGACCGGCCCTGATGGGGTCTGCACAGTCCGCGCCGCGGTCCACAAGGAACTCTGCAGGGCTGCCGTCCTTCAGCGTAAGAGCCGTGCCATCATAGTTGCAGAAAGTTACCTTATACTGCTGCACCGTACCGCCGTAGGTAACGGCCAGATCGGGCCATGCTGCTGCATAGCTCTCGACTTCTGCCTGCCGGATGACCGAGGTATAGACCTTACCGGACAGAGCAGACCGCCCGATTTCAATGCCGTTTTCATCGTAGCCGCCCATGGACAGCAGGCGGTTCAGAATTTCCGTTCCGGTGAGCTGCCAGTCGATGCCCGCGAGGCGCACCGTGTACAGCTTGGATGCAGCGTTTACGATGTCATACGCTGCCGGGAACGGCGTGTTCTCATGCCGCAGACCGGTCAGGTTCGCGTAGTTGTCGGCCACATCGAACTTCTTGATGTTCTGCATATTGCGCAGCGTCAGGCTGACCGGGCTTTCCAGATAGCATTCTTCCAGAGCGCTGCCAGCAGCGAAGTTGACAGCGGAGACCGGTGTACCCTTGAAGCTGGCCACCTTCAGCGCAACGCAGCCGGACACATCGACCGGAGCATTCAGGTTCGGGCAATGGTCGATGCGCAGTTCTTCCAGCACGGCCAGCGCGGAGAAGTCCAGCTTGATTGTGCTGGTCAGGTTGACGTTGGAATAGCCGGAATCATCGCTGCCTATGACGATAGAACGCAGCTTGGTGGCTGCGGAGAAATCGGCCTGATTGGTGTACACGCTGGCGATGCCCTCCACGGCTTCCAGCATGGATGCCGAATAGATGTAGATTTCGGTATCGTTCAGCGCCGTGTCCTTGCTCATGCTCAGCGTCACCGGCTCGCCGCGCTTGCAACGCTGCTGCTTCAGGATGGAGCCGAACAGGATAGACGCATACAGGTCGGAATACGGTGTGATTGTGATCGCGGCAATCTCGCCGGTTGGGCTTGCGAAGCCACGCAGGGTGATTTTGTCGTTCCGGGCAACAGCCGTGTTCCACTTGGACGCGAAATAGATGCTGTTGTATTTGAGGAAGTAGTGGCGCTGGAGCCGCTTGTCACCGTTCATCATGGGGATGAACATGGTAATGGCCGTGCCGCCCTCCTTCAAATTCTCATAGGGCCGGATATACTTGCGCCGTGCATCTGCAACGAGCAGGCGTTCCGGGCGAAGGGACTGATAAGCGTCAAACGCCACATTCAGGCGGTCAGCATCGAACAGCTCCGTCAGGGTCGCAACCATCGTGTTCAGGCGGTCGGTCAGCAGATCGCGCACGTTGACCCACAGGACAGAATCCTGCGCGTTGAACACGTTGCCGCCGTTCAGCTGGTCGGTGTCCTCCATGCCGTAGTCCAGCGCCAGATCGCCCTCGTTGTTGTTGCCCATGGCCGTGTCGAAGTCGTAGCCGAAGCAGTAGTCCCAGATGGGGTGCGCAGCGGTCACATCCTCGCAGTGCGGGAAGGTGTTCTTTGCGCGGTTGTCCGGCATGGTGAAGAACGAGGTGAACAGGTAGTGGTACAGGGTGGACTTGCTCTCGAAGTGCTGGTCAAACTCGTTCACGAACTTGGCGGCGCGGTATTCTGCCGTGTCGTTGGTGTAGGTCGTGCTGCCGTAGGTCACAGGGCTGCCCAGCGCTTCGCCGGTCGCTGCTGTGCGGTCGGTCGAATAGACCCACTTCACCACATCGCTCCATGCGTTGCGGGCCACAGCCTCATCACAGGTGTCCGCGATGTAGCGGAAGGACAGGGGAGCGTTCGGGTTGTCATCACTTTCCCAGCTGGAAGCGTCTGCCGCGCCCTCGTAGCCCTTGAATCGGTTGTAGACATGGGTATTGTTGCACAGCTCCACAATGCACTCATTCGGGCGCGTTGTGCTGTCAAGCCCCTGCGCCTTTTTGTCCTTCTTGGAGTTGCCGAAATCGCCCACGCCGTAGAAAATCCACTGACCCTGTGTGAACCCTTCCTCGGCGCTTTCGTTGTACACGAACACGACACACGGATGGAACTCCATCGTGTCGCGCACCTTGGGATTCGCAGACCGGGCGGCGCGGATGTACGGCTGGTACTTGTTGAACAGCTCGGCCAGCATAGCATTGTTCATGTTCTCGCTGGATGCAATGTTCAACTTGAGGTTGAAGTAGGTTTCGCCCACACTGTTCTCGGTCATGTCGTAGGTGTCTGCCTCCATGACCACGCCGTTTTCGGTGTAGACGAACTTGCCCTTGCAGTCGAAGTCCATGTTGCGGCCCGCCTTGCCGTAGGCGTTGGAGGACGTGCCCTGCCCACGGTGGACAACGCTCTCGTTCTTCCAGCAGTCCTTTGCGCGAGCGCCATACAGGAGGTGCTCCACGCTGCTGCCGGAAACCTTGTCGTTCTTGTCGGTCGTGAAGCGCGGGACCCGCAGCTTGATGACACGCAGACCAGGCCGGGACTTTGCCAGATTGTCGATGTAGGCTTCATCAATGGACGATGCGTTCCAGTCGGTGATGATGTTGCCCGCGCCATCGTCCACAGAATTGCGTTCATACCGAGCTATCATCTCGTCCGGGTCGGGTGCGTCCGCAATGAAGTTGTCCATCATGTCGGCATCGCCGAGGCTGATATCGTAGAACTTGCAGCGGTACAGCCACACATCACAATCCGGGCTGCCGATGGTCAGCGGGACCGGGTTGCGCTGGGCTAGACGGTCGCTCTCCGAGTAGGTAGCGAACCGGGACGGAATGCCCTGAAGGTTCAAGAACAGCTCACTGTTCTTGCTGCGGCTTGTGATGTTGTAGACCAGCTCCGTGCGTTCGCCCTCGCAGACAAACTGGCTGATGCCGGTCTGCTCCGTGGACAGAGTCACTTCCTTGGCGTTTGCATCCAGACCGATGCCGTCCGAAAGGCACTGTGCGACCACAGCGTCAAACTTGCGCACATTCTTGGCTGTATAAATCATCTTGAAAGACGCGCCATAGGCCTGAAGATTGGTCGAGCCGAACAGGTTGTAGTTGATGGTTGCAGTATGACCGGCGCGGATGACAAAAGCCGTGTTGCCATCAGTGTCCTGCTGATAGCCGCCGTTCGTCCAGTCGAAGCCTTTGTCCACAGTCAGGGAAACGCCGTTAGAAACCCATGTATCGCGGTCTGCTGCGGAGTTGGAGCGGCCCGACGGGTCAAAGTCAAACTTCGCGTCCACGTTGGCCGGATGGATATCATAGCCCAGCGCGGTGGCCGTGTAGGTCATGGCGACGGACGTTTCGCCGCAGGTCAGCTTCAGGGCGTGTTCGCCCTCGGTGCGCGGCTTGTATGCCCACGACTGCAAGCTGCGGCCCACCGTCAGAGCGGTTTCTACGCCGTCAACGGACTGCTTCACGCTGGCCTGCTCGGTACTGGGGTCATAGACCATATACTGGATAGCAGCGGTCATATACACGCGGCCGGAGGGCTTTTTGTCCTTGACCGTGATGATAGGCACATTGCTTGCAGCATCCACGACCGCGATACAGAAGTGCACGGTAGGGCTTGTGATGGTGCTACCGCTGGCCGTGGTGGTCGTGTAGATGTCGATGTCGTGAGCGCCGTGCTTGCTGATGGTCAGGTTCTGCACCAGCTGACGACCAGAGTAGGTCGTGGTAGCCTCTGCTACCTGTTTGCCGTCCACAAGGAAGTGCGTGGTCTTGCTCATGCCGGAGCCGACCGGGGTGTAGCTGATGCGGAACGCGGTTCCGACCGTGTACAGTGTGGATTCCGACAGTGTAGCAGACACGGAAACGGTCAGGACGGAAACTGTCCATGTCTTGGAGCCGGTCGCGCCGTTTTCATCCGTAACCACAACGCGGATTTTGTTGTCACCGGCAACCAGCCATTCTGTCGGATTGAAGGTGATTTTCACGCTCTGCACAATGTTGGCCGTTGCCACCTGAACACCGTTGACATAGTAGGCAGCAGCGCCGCCGAAGTCCGGGTCGGTATCGGTGAAGGTGTAGGACAGCTCGGTTGTCTGGCCCTGCGCAATGGCGAAGGACAGTGCCTTTTCGCCGTTGACGTAGGTTTCGTTCGTCAGGGTAACGCCGGAAGAACCACCGGAGCCGCCGCCACCGCCGCCCGGAATGTATACCGGGTCGATAACGTCCTTCTCGTTTTCATCGTACAGGTGCAGATAGTGGGTTTCTGTGTCGTAGACCATCGAGCTGAACGCCAGCCCGCCAGAAGCCTTGATAGGCAGCGTGATGGTGCCGCCGTTGGTGTAGGTAATCTTCAGGCCATCATCAACGGACTGAACGTCCTGAACAACGCCGTTCTCAATGATCTCTCGAAACTGGGTCAGCGTTTCCGCTGCCGCCGTTGCCTGAAGTTCTGCGGTCTTTGCAGATGCGGCAGACTTCGAGGCGGCCTCGGTCGCGGTCTTGATGTTTGCCGCAGCTTTCGCAGCATCAGAAGATGCCTGCTCTGCTGCGGTCTTTGCTTCACCGGCAGTCGTTTTCGCCTCGTTCGCCGTGGAGGTTGCGGTATTTGCAGCCGTGACGGCGTCCTTGGAAGATGCCGCTGCATTGGATGCGGATTCCTGCGCAGAAGATGCGGACGATGCCGCAGCGGTAGCGGATTCGCCCGCCTTTACCGCTGCCGTGCTGGCCTCGGATGCTGCGGTCTGGGCCGCTGCCACCATGTTTTCCGTGTTGGCAGCAGCCCGTTTCGCGTCCGCTGCATCCTGCACCGCCTGATTTGCAGCAGTGACCGCAGTGGCCGCTTTCTTTTCGGCAGAGGCGGCCCGCTGCTCAATGTTGCCAACGGATTCGGCCACCTGCTGCGCGGTGTTTTTGGCCTCCTGCGCTGCGGCCTCTGCGCGGTCGGCATCGCCCTGCACAGCATCCTTCAGGGTTTTGACCTTGATGTTGTAGGTTTTGTCTTTCGATGAGATAAGCAACAGGTCATCGTCCAGAGCGTCAGCCGCCGTGGCGAAGTCCTGAATGCGTTTTTCAGACATTAGATTCCCTCCTTTTAGGTTTCGGTTCCGCTGGTCGGCTCTTTAGGTGTGTCGGACATTGCTTTCAGAATCGTCAAGATATTGTCCAGCGTTCCTTGTGTAGCCGTCAGCTTTTCATCCATCGCGGACAGCGTGGTGGTGTGCTCGTCTACCGCCGTGTGAACCTCGGCCAGCTCTGTGGACTGAGCAGCAGCGGTCTTTTTCAGAGCCGTCACATCGGTCTGCACAGCTGCCAGAGACTTCTTCACATCGGACAGCGTAGTGTCCACCGTGGCCAGCGCTGCGGCGTTCTTGTCCACAGCAGACCGGATGCCCACTGCCGCCGTCTTGATGTCGGAAAGTGCGGTCTGCACAGCAGCCAGCGTTTCCTTGATATTGGCCGAAGAGGTTTCCAAACCGTCCAGCGCGGTGCGCTGCTCTGTGAGAGATGCCTGCACATCCTTGACGGACTGTAAGAGCTGCGGCAGGGTGACGGCATCTGTGCCCTCTCCACCTTCCATGGATTTCAGTTCATCAGCCAAATTTTTCAGCTCCTTTGCCAGTTCATCAGCCTGTTCTATCAGGACAGCTTTCGTGATGCAGTACTTCTCTTTTTCGTCATCGAAAAAGATGCAGTCCTCCATGCGCCCGGTCTCCGTGTCCCGTGCCCGCATGGCAATGTATTCGTCCGAATACTGTACCTCAGCGCGGGAGACCGGTGTACTGTGAGCCTCCGTCATGGCCTTTGCAGCGCTGCCGGTCTTAGTGACAACCAGACCGGCATCTGCCGACATCGCAACGCCGCAATAGTCGGCGCTCATTTCCAGAAAGACCTTGTCCCGGTTCTTGTCGCGCTGGGTTAAATACGGATACTGCCGAGTCGCCTCGGTGTTGGTCGGTGCACTGATGGTGTTAGCGTAGCCGATATCGAAGGTCGCGTCCATGGAATAGATGGAGCTGTGAACTTGGTCGCCGATTTTGACCTGATCTCCCAGCTCGGCGGCTGGGTCGAAAAGGGCATCTGTCGCCGTAAAAGGCTCATACTCAATGCCGTTCAACATGGAATAGAGGTCGTTGCAGATACCTTGACAGGAATAGGGGCAGTTATCCACCGCAATTTCAAATCCGGTGTCATCGCCCTTGGAAAAAGAATTTCCTTCCTCGTCCGTCATGGTGACCTTGGACACCTTGAGCCGCCTGCCGGTCGCGACTTTGCCGCGCACCATGGGAACATGAACGATGCCTTGCGCAGCTTCAACTGCGCCGGTCTGGTCGTAGACCAGCGTAAAGCCGTCTGCCGTGACGATGCGGTTGAACTTATGGTCAACGACCGGATAGATTTTTTGGGTCAGGGAACCGACACTGCTGCCGGTTTCCGGGGTCTGGGGTTCTCCGTTGCCACTGGACAGCTCCCACGCCAGCGCATAGCCGTCACCAGTAATGATGTCGTTATAGTATTCATCCACGATACGGTAGGTTTCCGTGGGCGGTGCGGTCAACGTCACCAGCCGCAGCATGCCATCGTCCGTGATGGTCCAGTTGCCGCCGTTGCACGCGCCTATCCATCCTAAGACCTGCTGCATGGTGTAGCCTTTCGGGAAAGGAACCATGTAGTTCAGCCCTCGGTTGATGCGGGTGCGCGGGTCAATCGGCGTGCCGATGCGGTATGCAATTTCCTGCACGACAACGGCCATGGACTTTGGCCAGCCGCTTTCGCTGTCGTTATCGTCCACCATAGCCTGCGAGGTTTTGAGCATCGCATCATAGCAGGACAGCGAGTAGATATTCTCCTCCTTGTTGCAGGTGTCCACCATGAACTCGCCGAATTGCAGCGTTTCCGTGTGCTCTGTAACGTCCAAATCGGTGAGCCGGGCGATGATGCGCACCGAAGCGCCGTCTGGTATGCTTTCTCCATCGTCCAGAAGAACGTCCAGCTTCAAAGAGGCCGCATTGCAGTTGCCGATGCTGAACGGCTCGGTCGCCAGACTGTGACTGATCTGCGGTGCGGAAATTTTATAGTATTCTTTTCCAGCTATGACGGCGCGGGAATCCAGATTGAACCGCCCGCGAGCCGCCAGCTCCGTCCACAGCTTTGTTCTATGTCTCGTAGGATCACCTCCTTACTGCTCGGTCATGTTGAACGCCATGCCGACATAGTAGGTTTTCTTCGTGGCCTTGTCGTACCGCTGCGCACCGAAGGGCCGGTTCGCGCAGTAGTAGGTCTTGGTCAGATATCGCCCTGCATCCGGGTCCAGCAATGTGGCGCTGAAGAATGTCTGGCTCAGGTCTTTCGACAGCTGGGCAGCGACTTCCTCCGGGATATCCATCAGCGTGACGGACCATTTCATCTTGTGACCCAGCTTGTTTCTGACCATGACCGCGTCCAGCGTGTTTCTTCCAGACTTGCTGGAATCCACATCGCTGTCCGTGGGGGTAAGGCCACCCTCTGCTACCCACTGGGTATAGTCATGATTTCCGATTTTAAGAATCGGTTTCATAGGGTTCTTGCCTCCTTATACTTCCGTAGGGGTCAGCAGCGGAGAGGTGCCGAACATCCTGGTCTTGCGGTTGATGTAGTCCACAGTATGCTGCGACAGGCTGTCAGCATCCACGCTTACCTCCACGCCGCTGTACTGCTCGACCGCTGCGCAGATGCTGTTCGTAGCACTGCCAATGGCCTGCACGATGGTGCGGGTCGTTTCCTCGTTGGAGGCGTGGATTTCCTCCACAACGTTCCCAGAGCCGCCGCCAGCGCTGCCGCTGACACCATACGGCGTGACCATGCCGGTCGCAACCGCAGGAATGAAGAAGTTCGCGCTCTGCGTGATTTCCGTCAGACGGTCAAGCAGGCTTGTAAAGCTGTCTGCCACCTTGTCGGAAAACCGGGTCAGAACATCATCCAGACCGTCCACGATATCGACCTTGCCCGAAACTTCGGACAGCAGCGGCATACCGCTGCCAGCGATCGCGCCGTTGGCCTCTGCTGCGCCGTCCTTCACAGTGTCAACCAGATTGCCCATCTGGTCCTCTGCACTGGACAGCAGGGCAGGCATGGCGTCCTTCATGCCCTCGTCAATACCGGCAGGCAGATACTCACCGATTTCACTGGCCATAAGCTTAGACGGCGAGTGGATGCCGAAGAAATTCTTGAAGCCGTTGACGATGTTGTTGCCAACGTTCTTGATGCCATTCCACAGGCCGGTTGCAGCATTCTTGATGCCGGTTCCGATGCCCTGAATGATGTTCTTACCAGTCTCTACTGCCTTGCTGGTCAAGTTCTTCACGCCATTGAAGATGTTGTTTATCACATCACCGATGGCTTTCAGCGCACCGCAAATCACGTCAATAACCGGCTTCAGAACGCCACAAACGAGGTTGACAATCTTTGCGATGACACCGAAAATCGCTCCCAGCACATCGCCAATCAGCTTGATGGCCGGTGCCAGAGCGTCCACGACCGCGCCGACAATCTCTGCCAGTACCGTGATGATGCCGCCCAGCGCTTCCGCTATGACCTGAATGACCGGAGCTAGTGCATCTACGACCGCAGAAACGATACTGGCCACCGCGTCAAGGATAATGCCGAATGCTTCAGCCAGTGCGTCAATTGCCGGGGACAGTGCATCCACAATGGTTTGCAGCAGATTCCCGATGGTTTCAAAGATTTTCGATACGACTTTCCAGATTGCCTCAAATGCCGGGGACAGTGCATCGCTGAGGGTGTTCCAGATTTTTTGCAGGCATTCCAGAATCGTGGAGATAATCTTGCCAATGCCGTTGATAAGCGGGGTCAGCAGCTTTGCGATATAGCCGATGATGGTTCCCAGCACCGTGATAACATCGCTCAGGAAATTGCCGATGATCGTAATGACCGGCGCAATCCAGTCGATGATTTTTGCAAGGATGCTGCCCACAAGCTCAAACAGCTGCGCAATCAGACCTTGCAACATGGTGAACACATTCTTCACCAGTTCCACGATGGGTGTCAGAGCTTTCTTAATGGCCGCCATGACCTTTTCGACCGCTTTCTTGATGCGGTTTACAGCGTTCAGAACGGAATCCCGGAACTGCTCGCTATACTTCCACGCACCCGCGATAGCCACAGCAATGAGGGCGATAACGCCCACGGCAATGAGCAGCTCCGCGTTGACACCTTGCAGAGCCACCAGAATCCCATCTTTCAGGGCACTGAAAATCTGGCCGCTGTTCGCCACGATGTATTTTATGCCCTCAGCCATACCAGAGGCCAGACCGGAGATAATGGTCTTGCCCGCTTTGATAAGGCCGGGCAGACCTTCCTGCTCGTAGGCTTTGTTCAGGTAGTCCAGAGAGGTGTTGATGAAGTCGGAAATGGACAGCCGCACATTCTTGTCCAGACTGTCGAAGAACAGGGTCGTGATGTTCTTAGCCAGCTCCAAAATATCGGACGTGTCGATGTCCGACCAGTCGATACTGAACAGGTTCTTGATGGTGTTGTAGATTTTGCCCAGACCGGTGTCATCGTCAAAGGCATCTTCTATCTTTTCGAGATTTTCCTTGATTTTTTCCAGCGTGGTCGGGGCGACCTCTGCAACAGCGTCCGTTGCAGCGTCAACGGCAGCGCCCGCCAGCTGTGCAGCAGCTTTCTTGACATCGTCCGTTGCACCCTCCATGCCGATAATAAGACCGGCAGCGATAAAGCCGCCCTGTTCGGCAAAGACACGCGAGGGCGAGTGGATGCCCAGCAGCGTTTTGAAGGTATTGATGAGGGCGAGACCCACGTTGCTGATGGAGGTCTTGACTTCCTCGATTTTGGAGGAAATACCGTTGATGATGCCCGCCAGCGCGTTTTTGCCAGCGCTCGTGAACTTTTCCTTCAGGTCAGCGGCAAACGACACAGCTTTCTGAATCACGAGGTCGAGCTTTTCCTTGACCTTCTGCGGCATGGTTGCAAGCTGCGAGGCCGCGCTAGACACAGCGTCAGCAGCACCGCCTTTCAACTTGGAAATAAGGCCGGTCGCGAAGGACTTTGCTCTGGCGATGGTGTTGTCGAATTTTTCTTTTGCCTTGCCTGCCAGATTGCCCAGCTGGGAGGCTGCATCCGCCACAGCGTCAGCAGTGCCGGACTTCATCCGGGAGGTGATGTCCTTTGCAAAGCCCTTCACCTTGTCGATGGCCGCGTCCAGTTTCAGTTTCAGCTTAGAGGCCAAATCCTTGAACTCGTCTACCGCCTTGGACACTGCATCCGCAGCAGCATCCTTGACTTTGGACTTCAGGTCGCTGCCCCAACTGACCACCTTATCCAGCGCATCGTCAAGCTTGGCTTTCAGCTTAGACGGCAGGTCTTTGATGCCGTCCAACAGGCCTGCGATAATGTAGCCGCCAATCTCGGCCATCTTCTTGGATGGCGAGTGAATCTCAAATGCGGCGCAGATGCCGTCCCAGAACGGCTTGAAAATGTTATCTACAATCCATGCACCAACGCCGAAGATAGCGTCCTTGATGCCTAAGAAGAAGCCTGCAACAGCGTCGCCTCCGACCTCCTGCGTTTTCTCTTTGAAGTAGTTGCCCACATCAGCCAGAGATCCAGCCAAAATCTGAATGACCGCGTCAACGGATTCGCCGATAAGGCGGCCCAGCGCCTCCGTCAGCTCGTCCCAGCTCACGCCGGACACGGCCCGGATAAGCATTTCAACGAGGTCTTTTGCCACCTGATAGAAGTCGATGCCATCCATCAGGTCGGCCAGCGAGTTGATGGCCTCCGTGAAAGCGTCGAAAAAGCTCTTGACTGCGCCCTCCACATTGCCGTTGCGCAGCGCGTCGGACAGCTTGGCGGTGATGATCTCGCCAATCCGATGCCAGTCTTTGCTTTCCAGCCACTCTTGCAGCTCGCTGTAGAAGCCGGAAAAGCCGCTGGTGAACGCCTGAAGCACAGCTGTCCAGTCCAGCTCTTTCAGGAAACCACCGGCCACGTCCAGCGCCACAGTGAACTTCTTTGCCAGCAGCCGCCCGAAGATGTCCCAGTCAACCTCATTGATGATGCCGTTGACCGCCTCGGCCAGATGCTTGCCGATGTTCACCCAGTTCACCGTATCCACGGTGTAGTACAGTGTTTGGATGGCGGCATTCATGCCCTTGCCGATTTTCGTTCCCCAGCCAGACCAATCAACGCTGTCCACCAGCTCGTTGATTTTGTCTCCCAGTAAAGTGCCGAGGCCTTTCCAGTCTGCTTCCTCGAATGCCTTTTTCAGCTTGTCCGCAAAGTCCAGCACCGCGCTGTCGATGGGAACCTGCTCAAACATCTTGGATGGGTCAACGGAGCCGTCATCCTTCGTGCTGTCACTGCTGTTGTCGTCCAGAATGTTCAGCTCGTCAAAGCTGGCCAGCGCGGCCTTTGCCTTTTTGGCCGACTGCGATGTTTTATCCAGCGACTTTGCATAATCTTCCTGAATCGTGGTCGCCTTGGTGTACGTCTTTGCGCCGGTCAGCGCAGCCGTCAGCATACCAATCTTGGAGACCGCATTAGAAATCAGGTTGATAAGCGTAACCAGCGCCGGAGCCGCCGCCCTAAGAATGGGGTCGAATGCTGCTGCAAAGCTGTTCTTCAGCCTCGTCAGTGCAGACATGAGGGACGATATGGCGGCGTTTGTCCGGCTGGAATACCGGGCAAGGTTCTTGTAGCCGTCCACCAGAGCGCTGCGCAGCTTGTTCATGAGGGCGAACAGAGAGCGAACGCCCAGACCATACCGCAGCAGCGTTCCGATTCCATTGTTGAAGCTGGAATGCGTTTTCTTTGCCCGCAGGGACAATTTCAGCATGGCTGCCGCGCCCTTACCCAGCATGGAAACCATGCCCTTCAGGCCGCCGACAACGCCCTTGCCGATAATGCTGCCGAACTTTGCAAAAGCAGATGTGCCGCGCTCCACTTTCTGCACCATACCGTCGAGCTTTTCTTTCACGGCGTCGAGAGCCGTACTCAGCTGGTCATACTCCGCAGAATCTGCGCCAGACGTGTGAGAGGTTCCATTCTCCTCCATCTGCGCCGCCTCGGCCCGGTATTCTTCCAGCTTTCGTTCGGTCTGCTCGATGCTGTATTGCAGTGTTTTCCACTTCTGCGAAGATTTGCTCACGTCCAAATCCTCGTATGCGGCCTCTTTGTTGAGCAGTTTGTCAAGCTCTTTCTCGGCCTTTGCAATCTCCGTCTGGAGCCACTGATAATCCTCAGTCGGGAGCCGAGCCTTGCCCAGCTGTTCCAGCTTTTCTTCCAGTGCGGAAATCGTTTCACGCATTGGCCCGACCTTGCCATCAAAGGATTCTAAGGCGCTGGCGCTTCCCCGCATGGCCTTTTTCATGGTCGGTGCGAGGTTGTTTACCTTGGTTTGCAGGGAACCGATTGCTCGCTGCATCTCTCGGCTGCCCTTGTCAAAACCTTCGGTTTGCAGTTCGGTATCAACGACAATAGAGCCGTCTGCCTGTCCTGCCATTTTGCCACCTCCTTAATCCAGCAGTTTGTTCAGCCGGTCGATTTCTTCCTGTTCCTCTTTGGAGCGTTTGACCTTCAGGACGCACAGGTCTTTGTTTGCAGCCCAGAACTCGCGCTCCCATTTTTCCAGCTTCTTGCCCTTGGCCTTTTTTGCCCGCAGGGACATGACCTGAGCGAATACGCCGTCATGGATCTCCATGAAGTAGCCCATGAACGTCCACCAATGCAGATGCGGGATGCTGCGCACCTCGCACCCGGCCACCTTGTTGATAGCAGGGAAGATAAGAGGCGCGTCCTGCTCCCAATCCATAGTCCGCACCGATGGGCGGCCCTTAGAGCTGCCGGTGTGAACGCCGCAGTCCATGAAGTCGGCTGCCGCCTGATAGGCTGCGCTGTAATCCGACTGCGGCATCTTGTCGAAATCCCGGTAGATGATGAACAGGCAGATGTAGACCTTTTCCTCATTTTCCAACTCCGGGTCGTTGAACGCTTGCAAGACCTTCAAGATGTCCTGCATATCCGTTCGGATAGCATAGCTTGTGCCATTGACCTGAAGCCGGGTGGGGAGTTCGCCAATCACTGCTGCGGACCTCTGCGCCGCTTATTACCGCCGTTCCGATGCTTGCCGGTGCGGTAGCCGTGAGTGTATTTCTCCACACGGTTCTGTGCGAGGTTCATCTCGTGGTCAAAGCGTCTTTCGATATACGCGCCCACGGCCTCGATCGCCACCTCGCAATAGAAGCGACCGCCCACGATGGAGAAGGGGTTCATTTTTCCGAAAAACGCCTCTGCAAAGTTGCCATCGAACAGGGCGTTCAGCTTATCGGACAGCCGCTTCTCGGCCTCCTTCAGCGCGTCCATGGTCGTGGTGTCGTTGTCCTTTGCAGAGCCGTCACTGTTGAGGTTCACGCGCTGGATAGGCTCCAAAATGCTGTCGAAGCCCTTCACAAACTCGTCATAGCGGTGCACGATGCCGAGGTCGGTCGGGCGCACATAGAAAACGCCGACACGCTGGCCGCGCAGGTTCGTGATAGGAACCTCCTCGGTGCCATCATCAATAACGATGCCAACGTTCTCAACCGGCTTTTCAACAGGCTGCGGGAAGTTCACGTTCTTCTGAATATCCATTATTGCCTCCTAAAAACATAGGGCGGCCAACCCCACGCTGACCGCCCTGTTCTCATGCTTTATTGTCGATTATTCGCTATCGCTGCCGGGCAGCTCGGTGAACGCCTTGGTCGTGGTGTCCCAGTTGCCCTTGACGCGCTCGCCTGCGTTGTAAATGGTGAACGGAATCTGCACACCGCTGGTGTCGCCGCCTACGGAGGTAGGAACGACCATGACCTTCTCGCGGTATGCCCATGCCACCTTGCCCTTGCTGTCAACCAGCACATCAACGGTGGTGGTCATGCAGTCCTTGCCGGTCAGACGACCATTTGCGATGGCTTCCAGCTTCTCATACAGCGGGTCGCCCTCCACTGCATAGTAGGGGTCCACCTCGCTCTGCGGCTCGTAGCCGTTGTGATTGATGGTGCTTTCACCCCAAATGTTTTTCGACACCTCAACGTCCGGGTTCAGTTCGAGGTTGTACTCCTCGAGGTCCTTACCCAGACGGACATACTTCGGGGTGTTCCCGGTGGTGTCAAAGCTGGCATCGATATAGTGAGCCAGCAGCTTACGTTCGATTTTCTCTGCCATGTTGTTCTCTCCTTATCTGCAAAAATTGTTTTCGTATCTCAGGCTGCCGGAGAACAGCCAGTCCTCAACGCCGTTCTGGTACACAGCATTCAGGTGCGAGGGGCTTGTGCGGGAAATGGCCCTGATTTTGCGGTTTCCCTCCGTCAGAGCCGGGTATGCGTCCATAGTGTGCATCTCACCGTTCACCGTGATGGGCTGCCGTTCCAGCCAGCGCCCGATGGCATCCAGCAGTTCCTTGCAGCGGATTCTCGCTGCTTCGGTTTTGGGAGCGCAGCGCAGCACGACATCAAACGGATATGCACACACCTGATGCACATCGCCGGTGATGGTTTCCGTTTCGCTCGTGATGGCTGCACCAACGGACGGAAAGAAGCCGAGGCCCTCGTCCTCTCCCAGCGTAGAGAATGCAACCTTCTTGCCGCACAGTGCCGGGCATTTATTGAGCAGCTCCAGCAGCACCTTGCTCACGATCTCGGAACCGTCAACGTCAAATCGCACCTGTTTTTCTTTAGGCATCTTCGCCTCCACCTCCTATGCGTTTTACCTGTTCCAGCCAGTAATCCTGATTGGCTGCCTTTGCAGCATCGAACCAGTGGTCCGTAGCCTGCGGGTTTGCCGTGGTCGAGTAGGTCAGGGGCCTGCTGGTCGGCTTCAGCGTTGCACCCTTGCGGAAGCGCAGAAGATAGCCGCCAGACCCATCCGGGATTTTCATAGGTCCCTTACCAGTCTCGGCATCGACCATGACCACGCCGCCGTACAGATACCGTGCATAGGGGCCGGGGAATACGACCTTTCGGCCTCCATCGTCCACATACGACCGCTGAATCAGGCTGCCGGTCTCCATCGGCATGAAAGGCTTGCAGTCTGCAAGAACCTGTTCTGCGAGCCACTGCTGCGCGGCTGCGAACTGCCGGGAGAACCGGTCAAAGTGAACTTCAGCGGTGAAATGGCCGTGAACGCAAGAGAAGTTCTGGAAATGCTCGGTATCAGCCATTTACCGTCCCTCCACTTCAAAGTGCGGAATGAGGCCGTAGAACGCTGCGGACGTAATCATATAGACTTCATCCTGTTCACGGTTCATTTCGTGGTATAGGCCGTTGTCGTAGTCATCCTCGGACACCGGCTGCTCAAGTGGGCATCTGCCCACAACGACAAAATCATGCTCCGGCCAGAACGTGAAGAACTCGCCGGGTGCGTCCCGAGCAGAGTAGGCTTTCGGGCCGATGTACCGGCGGGAGCCTGCCGTCTTGTCTGCTGTTGCCGGGATGGAGATGGACAACGTGTCACCGTTTGTCGCGCCGTGCTGCGTGGCGCTGCTCGACCTCGCAGCCGTCAGCGTCACATTGTCCAGAACGGTGGTGTACCAGCAGCCGGTCGGCTCATGGTAGTTGTACAGGGTAACGGTCTGGTCGTGCATCATCTCACCCCCGCATAGAGCAGATTTATGCCGTCCGCGTCCGGGACATTGGCGAGATACCGTTCAGCCTCATGTTGCAGCAGCGCATTCAGCGCGGAACTGTCCGATGCTGCTTTTGCATACACGGACGCTTCCACGGACTGCACATAGGACACGGATTCCTTGCCGGAGGTCATGGAGGACACAGCGGCACGGAGATTGCCCTGCGCGTCCTTGCTGGCCGCCGTGGCTACACGCTGCTGGTCAACGCGATAGAGGACATCTGCCAGAGCGCACACAGCTTTCTTTACCCGGGTAATATGGACTTCTTCACCGGGAAGCCCTTTTTCCAGCCGGTAGAAGGTGATGGTATCAACAGCATCGCTCGCACGTTCCAGCCATTTCGGCGCGGTCGCCTCGGTCAGCTCATCGCCGAAATACCGGGTGGTGTAGAACTCATAATCCGCATACGCCATGGTTTACACCTCCGCTCAGGCGTCCTCTTCGGCTGCCGCTGCGGCCTTTGCCTTGCCGGACTTCTTGGTGGGTGCTGCGGCCTCAACGGCGGGCGCATCCATAGCTTCATAGCGGTCGCTGTTCTCCATCAGCTTGATGGTCAGCGGGTTGTCAGTCTCCAGCACATTGCCGGTAACGAGGTTCTTAAACTTTGCCATTATGATAGCTCCTTTCTCTTACTCTGCGCCCTTCTTCTTGAAAATCAGGTCAGGGGTGACGACCTTGGTGCCGTAGTGATAGAACAGGCTGACGGCGGTCGCCTCGGACAGCGGAATCTTTTCAGCGGTATAGGGGTTGGCCATGACAGGCTGGGCCACAGAGCCGTCAACCATCAGGATATAGTCACAGCCAGCGGGCAGGTGGGTGCAGCTCTTGACCTCGACACCGTGCCATGCGTAGAACTCCTCAGCAGCAGTGTCCACATTGGCGCGAGACATCTTGTCGAGGTTGTTGCGGATTTTGCCATAGTAGGCGGTGGACGTCACCAGACACATCATCTCGCGGGGCACACCATCCACAAAATCGTTGGCAGTGTTTTCGGCTTCCTGAATGACCTGCTCCAGCTCATCTTCGATGCTTGTGCCGGCGGCGACAGTCACCTTGACGGCTTCACCGTCTGCGGCTTTGAAGAAGTCTTTGTCCAGCTCTGCGGCCATGCGCAGAACATGGTTTGCAGCGCGGCGGTCAAGAACGCCGTTAACGCCATACAGCTTGACATCCTTCTCTTCCATCTCTTCGACGATTTCCTTGTCGGTGTCGATAGCAACGGTCACGGACTTTGCCTTGATCTGGCTGCCTTTGCCAGCCTTGCGGGCAGTGCCATAGTTTGCAGAGGTGGCGTTTGCAAAGCGCTTTGCCTCCACAGTGCCAGCGGTCGGGTCGCCGGACAGGTCGGTATTCTTCATGCCAGCAGAAACCAGCGCTTTCTGCACGTTCTCAATGACCTTGCCATACAGCTCGGCCAGATACTCCTTGCCAGTGTCGGTGGTCAGGATGCTAAGGGATTCGATTCTTGCCATAGTGGTTTACCTTCCTTTCGGTTTAGAAAATTTTGGGCGGGGTGTACTTGGTTTCCGTCGGGGTGGTGTTGCCGGTGGGCCCGACGATTTTCGGAGCCTTCTTTTCGAGCTGCGCCTGCTTCTCAGCTTCCGCCTTTTCCTCGGCGGTCTGATACAGGCCGGAATCCTTTTCCTTTGCGCTCTTCATGAAGTCGTCGAAGCCCTGAAATGCGCCATCCTTCCACTTCAGACCGTCCTTTTCGTCCATCACGTCAGCGGCGAGCTGGCGGCGGGCGTAGGGAGAGGAAACGCCGTACTTGTCCAGCTGGCCGTTGACCCAATCGCGCTGGTCACGCTGGGTCATCTGGAGCTGGAAGTTCTTACCGGCATCTTCGGCCTGCTTCTTGTACTGGGCGATTTCCGCCTTGACTTCATCGGCAGACTTGCCATCGAAGCCTTTCAGGGTGTCCTCTGCGGTTGCCAAGCGGGCTTTCAGGTCGTCACGTTCCGCCGTCAGCGTGGCGATGGGGGCCTTGGCGTTTTCCACGTCGAGGCCGTTGAGCTTAAAGACCGCGTCGATCTGCTCCTGATTCAGTCCAAGGTCTTTCAGTTCACTGGTTTTCATGGGATACCTCCGGTTCAGCAACTAAGCGTTTTAAGTCGTCGCTGTGACTTGTTGCCCCTGCCTTGTTAAGTCCGCAGGTAGACTGATATTGCGCCCTCTTTGGCCTCATGCGGCCGTAGCGGGCATAAAAATAGCACGGTGCTTTTCGCATCGCGCTTGGAGCCAGCTTCTCGTGAAGGTCGTTTTCCGCAATCACGGCATCGATAGTCTCGGCATCGACTTCAAACATCGCAGACGGCGAATGGATACCCAGAAGCTTCTTAAGGGCGTTTACCAACAGCGGGTAAAGATACTTATTCATCGTCATCACCTTCCTCCTCCCATGCCTCCTGAATGCGGCGGCCATTGGCGCAGACTGCATCCAACGTGGCATCTGCCTGAATGTTCGTTGCGACCACGGCCTTGTCCATCATGTCCATGTGGTAATAACCGGTAAACACTTCGCCGCCGGGCAAGGGCGCTGCAATTGCAATTCGGTCAATCTTCAGCTCTTCCAGCTGCGCCAGAACGTCAGAAAGCCATGACGCATAGGGCGCGTCAGAAATCAAATAGCTGGCCATCGGTTAAACCTCCATGATGGGGATTCCGTAGTCAGCAGCGCACTGGTGTTCAATGCGACAACCACGCGCATCCTGCCAGCCGGGCGCGAACACGGCCACGTCGGCCTTTGCGAGAAACTCGATACTCCGGGCCAGATAGTCCAGAGGCTTTGCGGCGGGGCCGAAGTCGTCGAAGAACGTTTCCAGCGGCTCTACGGTCTCGCCGAGCTGATCTTCCGCCCAGCGAATCACGGCTGCGCGCTCCTGCAAGATTTCCGCATTCAAACGCCCGTTCATGGGCTGGCTAATAAAAATCTTCTTGCTCATTGTGCTTTCCTTTCTGTTTTTGGGCATGAAAAAACCACGGTGCGGTTTGCATCGTGGTCAACGGTTATTGGTTTTGGGCCAGAGCTTTGAGATATTCACCATACAAGCGCTTCTGCTCCGCGCGTTCTGCATCAATCTCCGGCGTGGAAATCGTGGCGCGGCTTGGAACAGAGTGTGTCCTTTTGTACTCAGCAACAAGAGCCCTTTCGCGGCGAACGCTTTCTTTGGTCAACTCGTTTATCTGCTCAACTGTATAACTCATTTTCTGGCCTCCCTGCGGTAGCACTTCACGCCCAGCCTGCGGCACGTTTCGTCAATTATGACGTGCTGGATATTTTCTTCGTAGCTGCCGAAGTCATATCCTCTGGCCGTCATAATAGAGTTTCGTTCTTCCTGCACTGCTTCGCATACAGCTTCCCATTGTTCAAGCGTAATGCCGCTCGGCACAACAAACTGGTATCGGTATTTGCAATCTACCGCCTCCATGATAGCCGTGCCGTCGGAAAACGCTGCTGGAATGTCTGCATCCGTGCTGAAAGAATACTGCGTCGTATCAGGCGGATGGGTGTGGATGTTGTAGCTCCCTTTCAGTTTATCACCCAGATAGGAACAGTCAACCCCTCGCGGGTTATTGTCGGTCATAAAGTGGATTTCTCCGTCTTTGGTTATGACCATCATGTTCTCCACCGGGGAGGATGCGTACTGCTCGCAGAACACATTCTTCAGGGCCTCTATCTGTTCGGTATCAGCAGGGTCAACCTTGCCCAGATAACGGTGAATCACTTCTCCTGGCTGCCCTGTGTTGCCGCCGCTGCCACGCATGGAAGAAAACATCGCTTCGGGCGTTGTGGCTGCATTGTGCGCCGCTGCTGGTGCAGTAGCTTGGGAGCGCTTGGCAACATACAGACGGTCGTTCAGCGGCTTCAAGTCGTTGTCTGCGCAGAACTGGTTATAGTCCTGTATGTGCTTTTCCAGCCGGGCCTCTGCTTTTGCGGCTTTATCGCCCAGAGCGACCCTTAGCTCACTGTCAGCGGCGTTTTTAGCTGCCGCCCTATATCCAGCTATCTCGATTTTATCGTGGCGAATACGCGCCTCTTTGGCCCGCTGCTTCTGCGTCAGGTCATAGACGCGCCGGTTCTCTTCCTCGTCAAAATGCTGGTAGGGATTGTGGTTCAGGTCGCCGGGGCCGAAGCTGTGACGGCAGTTATAGCCGCCCAGACCTTCGCCGGTGCCGAAGCCGGTAGCCTGCACAAAAAGCGGGAGGCCGGGCGTTCGTCCGGTGCGGCTGTAATACTTGCCCTGCCACCAGAAGTGATTGCCGGGGTTATGGCCGCCGTCACCGTAACGTGCGCCGCGATGGGCAGACGTGAGGATGATGTCCCAGTCCAGCTCTTCCATGCCCTGCAAGGTCATGTTTCCGGTGGCCTGACTGATGCCGGTGCGGACTGCCCGCAGCACGGCGGTCTCGATGGTGTCCCGGTGACCGGTGGGGTAGATAACGTGCGTCTGATGCTGCACAAGGTCATCCACGGCTTCCTGCACTGCTGCGGTGTAGGACTGCGCGCCGGTCACGACCTTGAAATGCGCTTCATCCAGTACCTTGAAAAGCCGCTTCTGGCTCGCGCTGGCCGTGGTGCGGGTGAAGTTGTGGGCCTCGCCCTGCGTCCGGGTGTAGGCATCTTGCAGAATCTCCACCATGCGGTCAGACAGTGCCAAAGGCTTCACGCCCTTGCCGCTGGCCGCATAAACAGCACAATCAGCAGCCCACGCCTTGACCGCTGCATCCTCAAAGATGGAGGCGATTTCAGCATCAGACTGCTTCGTGAACTTCTTCAGTTCTTTTTTCAGGTCTTCCAGATGGCCGCCCGCTGTTTTGTATACCTCGGTCTGCCATTGGTCAGTAGCGGACAGGACAGCAGCTTCGCCGCGTCCTAGCCGGGCCATCAGGCGCTTCACCATGTCCTGAGTAATCCACTGGTTCAGGTCGTCCAGAGCAGGGTAGAGCGTTTCTGCCAACTCTGTGATCTGCTGCGGTGTCAGCACTGCGCTGCCGCCTCCTTCCGGTTACTGCTGGTCAAACAGGCCCTTTTCCTTTTCGGCTGCCGAGGCTTCAGCAACCATCTTCTTGGCTTCTTCCTCGCTCATGCCCTCGAACTTAGTGAAGTAGAGCCACAGCGGGACCCAGCCCTGTGAAGCGTAGTTCTTCCAGCTGGCCTTGTCCTCCTCATAGTTGTAGGTGATGTCGCCGAAGTTGAACGTGACCTCATACTCGCCCAGCGGGGCAGCCCCCAGCAGGGTGGTGAGCGCATCCGCGCCCTTGATAGCCTGTTCCACTGCACAGCGCAGAGCGTCGCGGTCTGCCTTGATGGTCTGGATAGTATCGCGGTCGTCGCTTTCCACCTGCGTGGCCGTAATCATGCCGGTCTGGCCGTCCATGACAAAGACGCCCTCGCTGAAGCCGCATTTGACACCGGCCATGGACAGGTCGAAGTTGATGTCCTTGATGCGGTCATCGGTCAACATCTTGGGGACGTGCTCTGTGATAGGCTTCTGGTCGTCAGCGCCCACGCCCAGACCTTGGACGAAGCGCGGCAGCTTGGTGCTGTGCGCGTTGGCGTACTGGATGGCAGCCTGCCCCACGAAGGTGATGTGCTTGCTGTCTGCAACCTCGCCGTTCTTGCGGCTCAGGGCCATGTCCAGCGCTTCCAGCTCCGGGATTGCATTCGCAAAGGCGGACATCCCCAGCGGCGAGGTCTGGTCGATGGTGTTGGAGCCGGGCAGCCGGAAAAAGGCAAAAAGCGGGGTTTCCAGCTGTTCGATTCGGACTTCAGGCTGCATCTCTGCCCATTCTTCCACCTCAGTCAGCGGAATCTCTGCGCCAAGCGTGTACTGGCCGTTCTGCATGGCTCTGTTCCTGAACGCCTTATTCGTTACCAGATACAGGCCATCTTTGAACCGGTGGTATTCCAGCCGGGTGTAATGGTCGATGCCGTGGGTGATGTACTCCGCGAAGATAGCGCCCACGATGTTGCCGTTGCCGTCCTGCTTGGTGATGCCAAACTCGCCCGGCAGGGCAAAATCCCAGCTGCTGCCGTTCCACTTGATAGCAATGCCGCCCAGACGCTCCGCGTCGGCCACCTTGTCGGGCAGCCGCTTAATCAGGTCGTTGCAGATGGTCTGCAAGTAGTCTGCTCGCGGGGAGCCGGACAGGGCAACACCAAGGTCAAGGCAGACAAGCCGCGCCCGGTAGTCGCTGATGTGCTTGCCCATGTTGTAGGTGCGCACATCATCGTCCGGGTCAAGCCACGGCGGCCTACCGGACGTGATGTTGTCCCACAGCGTCAGAGCTGCGTTCATCTCGGAGGACTGAATCAGCTCCACGCCGAAGGTCTTTCCGATGTCGGTACGGATAAACATTGATCTTAACCTCCCCCATAATCGGGAAATGAAGCTCAAAGCATTTCACCCCCTTTCCAGTTATGCGACCCATTTCAGCTCTGCACGGAGGACCGTACGGCAGAAGTACCGGACTTGGTCCATAGAATGGTCAAACTCCTTGATGACGGCATCCTCGTCGGAATCCTCGTCCCACGAATACTGCTCGAACTCTCGGAAGGTTGCCTTGCAGCTTTCGTGGAACAGCAGGAGCCCCATGTTTATGTACTTGGTCACATCCTGTATTCCGTTCAGCACGTCGTTGTCAGCCTTGACCACCAGCCACTCGGCATACTTCTGGATCGTTTCCACCATGGAAGATGCCGACGGGTCGATGATGATGTATTCGATTTTGAAACCTCTCGCCAGCTCTCGAAGCATCTTGTAGTAGGCTTCGTTGTCCACACGGTTGGCGCTGCCGCCTTTGTAGTACAGCTCCCGCACCATGATGGCGCGGTGGCTCACCGGGTCATAGTCCCACAGCCCAGCAGCAAAGGGATTGTGGGTGCCGTAGTCGATGGACACATAATAGCGGTGCCGAGGATTGTAGGGTATTTCCTCGTGGACAATGTGCTTGTCCCGCGAGAACATGGGATAGACCAGCCCCTCAGCCTTGACCCACAGCCCCAGAATGTAGCGGTTGTAAAACACGCCGGTGTACTGGTTCCTGTATCGCTCTTTGATGTGTTCATCCAGCGTCAGGTTGTCCTCCATCGTGAAGTGGAGGTACACCAGCCGCCGCTTTTTGCACCGCAGAATCCACTTCTGGTAGAACCAGTGCTGTGGACCCGCCGGGTTACAGTTGAACCAGTATTTTGACCCCGTGATGGAACAGCGGGCGGTCGCCTGATTGACAAAGCTCTCCGGCATCAGTGCCACTTCATCGAAAAATGCACCGGCCAGCGTGATACCCTGTATCAGATCCTGCGAACTTTCGTCCTTGCCTCCGAAGAAATAGAACTCATTGCTCTTGTCACCTTTGGACACCTCCCAGAAGTTGTCCGCTCGGTGCTCGATGACCTCATATCCCCTGCCCAACAGCTGCTGTTTGAGTACGCCCAGCACGTTGCGGCGCAGACTGGCGATGGTCTTGCCGCAGAGGGCGAAGCTCTCACCGTCAAAACAGGTCATTGCCCAAGAAACAAAGGAAAAGCCCATGGTGACGGTCTTTCCGCTTCGGATAGCCCCATCATCAATGATGCCGTCGTAGTCATAGAACGCGCTCTGCGGCGACCACCAGACCAGCGTTTGCATCTGCTTCTGACTGAGTGCTTTCCATTGGAACGGCTTTGCTCTACGAAGTCGGCGCATCCTCGTCCTCCTCCGTTTCGTCATCCGGTTCCGGCAGCATAGAGGAATCATCACCAGCGGGGAACGCATTCGCGGCCGCTGCGGCGATAGCTTCTAAGAAACCGTCGCTTGCGGCCTCCTGCTGCTCCTGCTTTGCCCGGCGCTTGGCGGCACGTTTTTCCTTTTCTGCGGCCTCAGCGGCTTCTGCCTGCTCTGCGATTTTGTACACCAGAGAAGCAGCCTTGACGTTGCCCTTCAAGCCCTGCATGAGCATCTTCCAAGCAAGTGCCGCGGCGTAAGTGCAGTCCTCTTCATCAAAGCCCTGCTCCTGCAACTTCTGGGCAAGCTCTTCCGTTGCAGCGGTTTCCATGAGGATCCGCATATATTGGGCGGCCTGCTTTTTTCGCCTACGGGCTGCACCAGATGCTTTCCCGGCTTTTCGGGCGTTTTCTCGGCGTTCATTCGGCGTTCGCTGCCCATTTGACACCAGATTTTTCTCATTTGGCACATCACCACCTTCTTCCCCATCTGTGAGGGGTTCCACGCTTAGCCCTCGTCCTCAATGCACACGTTCTGGACCTTCTTGTAGGCATCCAGATACAGTTCCTTCTTGTCGCCGTTGTAGGTAGCCTCATAATACATACCGTCCGGAACGGTGGTGGCCAGCAGCGCCTTGTTGTTCTGGAGGGTCTTGCAGTTCCAGACAACGTACACATCAGTTACCCCGATTTTCGGAGTACCCTTCAGCTCGGCGTTTGCATTGTGGAGGCACACGACCGCGGCGATCGCGGACGCGGTAAAGTTGTTAGAATCCATCTTGATGTTTCCTTTCTTTATTCCAGACAGTAAAAAGCCCTCACCAGCAGGGATGCTGGCAAGGGACAGCTTATACGCTCCTGATTACTTTGGCCTTGGAGAACGTCGGATAGTCCTGCGTCATCATGTCCAAGAACTCGTCACGGGTAAAACCGGACAGGCGGAAGATTTCCTCCGGTTTCATGCCCAGCTGCTTGCCGATCTCGTCCACATCCTTGCCCTCATCGAGCAGCTTTTTGACGATGGCCTTCATCGGCTCCAGTAGGTGGGTGCCACGGGCGCGGTTATGGGTGATGGTGCCGTACACATCGGCATCCTCATTCCCGTGATGATCAACGACCACGACCGGCACCTTCCCGCCCAGCATAGAGAGCAGCGGTTCTCTGCCTGATACGGTCCAGCGGTGGAAACCATCAATGATCGTTCCGTCTGGCCGCACTACGATGGGCAGCGTCCAGCCGTTTGTCAGGATGGACTGCACCAGCAGCTTCAGGTTGTCCTCCGACACCTTGTTGGGGTTGTAATCATTCGCGTGGATTTTCTCACGTTCTACCCACTGAAGGGAATTCAGCGGGGCAAACAAATCAATGCTTTCCATTCTGGGCCTCCTTGATGGCTGCATTGTGGTCGTTGTAGATGGTGGTCCACAGGATACGCAGGATGCGCAGCTTGGGATCTCCGTACAGCAGCCCCTCGTACATGGTCTTGTAGTGCTTCTGCCCTGCAATTCCGTAGGTCTTGATGAACAAGCCCTGCCAGTTTCGCAGGTGGGACAGTGTGTCCTTGGCGATGGTGTACCGTTCCGGGTGGAGGAACAGGATATCTTTGCAGAGGGCCTTGTAGTCCTTCTGCTCGGTTTCCTCTTCCAGCTCACGCCGCTTGCGGGTGCTGCGCCGGAACATCTCGCTGTCCCAGTAGAGCAAGACCAGATAGGCGTTTGGCTCTCGCCTCTGTATCCGTTCCCACAGGTCTGGGTCTGTTTCGGCAATCCACCGAAGCCCCTGCGTACCGCAGTCACCAAAGAATGCACACAGGCGGAGGGCGTTCTTTCGGACCCCCGCCTCGTACAGCCGCATATAGATTTCCGGGAACTGGAGCTTGCGCAGCTTGATGTACAGCCACACATCGCTGTCCATCCAATCATAGATGGGATAGAACTTCCCGCCTTTCCCGATGCGGTCCATCTTCGTGTTGGCGATGCACTTATACCGGGTCAGGCTTTCTGCGGTGCGCAGACCAACCAACTGGATGCCGTCACGGAATGCTTTCTCGCAGAACGTCTGATAGTTCATCTCGCCGGGATAGCTCAGGTACGGGCTGTACATGATGGCGAAATCAGGCGGCTGGCGCATCCAGACATTTTCCTTACCCGGCTCCCACGTTATCCACGATTCGGAGCTGGACAGATGGTCGATGACGGAAACCTGCTTGAACGGCAGGCAGAACCAGAGGAACTTTGCGCCGACAGACAGGAAGTTGCGCCGCCAGCGGTATGCGGCATCCACCATGGAGGGATAAAGCCCTTCCTCGTCGATGAACGTCACCGTCAGTTGGCTGGCGCTGATTTCGCCGGCGCGTATCATGTCGTACACCAGACTGGCCATGCACAGGCTGTCCTTGCCCGATGAAAACGACAGATAGATTTTGCAGCCGTTGGCGAACACATTGCGGATGCGGATCTTCGCAGCCTGCAAAACATTCAGGCTGCTTTCTGCTACTTTCACCGGCATATCAGCTCACCTCTATCATCTCGCCGCATTTCGGGCACCGGATGTATCGGTGCTGAGACTGGCTCTCGTATACCGGAGCAGTGTTTTGCGGTTCGGAAGGTGTAGACAGCTCTTGTGCAACAGAAGCCCGCTGAGGGGCCGCGGAGGTCGCAGGAGCGCTATACACAGGAGCGGCGGGCGAATAAGACGGTGTTTCCGCATAAGGAACGTGCTCTTCCACCTGATGGCGGTTCATGGCCGAAACCTCTTCCTGCGGGAATGTGCCGTAGGAGTCCACGATTTCGTCCACCTCGGCTTCGGTGCTGTTGAGCATTTCCAAGAGATCAGCATCCCAGCCGGGGACATCTACATCCCCGTCCAGTTCCTTGACCAGTTCTTCGATGACATCAACATCCGTAAAGCCCAGCTCATAGACCTTGTTGTCAGCCATCATGAGCTTTTTCTTCTGCACATCGGTCAAACCAACCATCACATAGCAGTCACAGGTTTCCCAGCCCATGCGGAGCAGCGCCTCGTACAGGCCGTTGCCCGCGATAATCTCACCATCTTCGGCCACGACCAGCGGCTTGACCTGTCCGAACATTTTAATGCTGCGGACGTATTCGGCCAGCTGCTTTTCGGAATGCCGGCGGATGTTGCGGGCGGGCTTATGCAGTTCGGAGAGCTTCTTCTGCGTGATAATCACTTGCCTGCCCTCCCTTCCAGAAAGGTGCGGGCAGCAGGAATGACCTCTGCTGCAGCACGGACGACTTCCGGCGACAGGCTGAAAATCAGCTTGAAGCCATCCTCGACCGTTGCCGGTTCTCCCCAGATGGGCCACGGCGTAGGACCATAGACCCAACCGTTTTCCCACTGGTACGTCGGCGGCAATGCCAGGCTGTGATAGTGGATGTAACCCAGAACAGCCTCATGCGGCCAGTCTGCAATGGCAGCATACCGAGTTTCACCGGACTTTTTGCGGATTGTGTAGTCCTTTCCGCAGGTGTTCCCGTCTATGATACGGTGTCCTACCAGCAGCAGCTCCGTTCCATGCTCCTCAAAGTAGGTGGTAAACGTGCGGCGTTGGAGCAGCCCATACCAGATGTTCAGGCGCTTTGCGTCGTTCACGAACAGCAGCTCCGGGTGCTTTTCCAGCCATTCAAGGCTCAGGCCAGTATTGATGACTTCGCAGCCGGTCGGGGCGTTTTCCAGAGCCCAGGAGAGGTACTCCGGGAATTCCAGCTCGCAATGACCAAAAAAGCAGTCTTTCACGCCAGCCTTTTCACAGAGCTTGCCGAGGACGATGCTGTCCTTTCCGGCACTCCACGCGTAGGCCGCGCTCTTTCCTGCCGTAGCTTTGATGATACGTTCGACTGCAGCATCTTCAAAGGCATCGACTTCATCCTGTGAGATCAATTCCTCAATGTGCTGCATCGCCACCAGCCAGTCGACATTCCGGCTGACCTGCTTTCTACCCAAGACCTTTTTCATCGTGCGCCCTCCTTTTCATCCGAAACGAGGTGCAGGACGACGGATGCCATGAGAACGGCAACGATGATGTATACGCGGATCTCGCTCATCAGCGTCCAGATACCCATAACACCCAGCGGAATCAGAATCTGCCACGAAGCCACCGTGAACACATCCAGTGCAAAGCCGACCTTTTTGCCGAACACCAAATACTCCGAATAGAGATAGGTGGACAGCGAGGACAGCGCAATGATGGTGATCAGGATAGCTTTCAGTGTATTCAGCAGCGGGCTGAAATTTACCCATGTGAGCAATGCAGCCAGCACCATGTATACGCCGAACATCACACCCGCCAGTACAAAGGACATTTTCATGTTGCCGTGCTGGGTGCCATCATCGTTCTTGTCATTGTAGGAAAACAGTGAGTAGTAGTACGGATAAGTGAACGGACCGGGCAGCAGCAGAAAGCCTTTGTAGAGGCCAGTCTGGATACCGGAAACGTTCAGGCTGGGGTCGATGTTGACGAAGTTGCCATGAGTGTGAACCAGAGCTGCAACGACAACAACGGCCAGCAGACCATAGACTATCACCCATGAGAAACCATCGGACAGAACGTTGCGGATCATGCCGTCTTTCAGAAGCATAAGCAGGAAGATGGCGCAGGTGGCATAGACGATAACCATGCCGCCCTGCGTACCAATCGGGGTGTCGCCAAAAATCTCATAGATGCCGCTCATCTGTGTCCACGTTTGGAACATGGTCAAAAAGCCGATGAAGTAAAACATCACTTTGCTCCGCATGATACGCCGGACGGTCGGGATGTACTCCGCAAACAGACCGAAGAGGATGCAGGAAAGCGAGTTGAACACGGCCCAGATGATAGCTGCGGTTGCGCCGTTGCTGGTAGCCAGTGTGCGGAAATTCATGAGGCTGCCCACGCCCGCCCACGATGCGACAATGGAACAGGCATAGAACAGAGTGGGGTTTGCTTTGAACTTGTTTTTGATTTTCTGATACATTCGGAAAACTCCTTCTTTGGGCCGGGCCTGGCGAAGTGCCCGGCTTGCTGCACCCCGAATTTTCAAGGTGCAGCGGTGATGCCATGCGCAAAGGAGCAACGCACGGCACGGATATCCTCCTTTCGGTGCAATAAAATAGCGGCGCTCACCGGAAATAGTGAGTGCCGCTTGGCTTGATTGGGATTTTGCAGCCTAATAATATCACAGGTTCTATCCGTTGTCATCTACATTCATGTCAAAGCGTGTACCATCATCTCCCACGATGTCAAACAGTCTACCATCGTCCGCCGACATCTCCCCTTACCTCCAGACAAAAAAGAGGCCCTGCGCTTGGCAGAGCCTCTCAATCAATGTGTGGAAAGATAATTGTAGACCATCCGGGATACGCCATTTTCAGTGTAGCACTTTCCGAGTTTCCCGGCGATTTCCGCCCACGTCAGGCAGCGGACGAACCGCAGCCGGAAGATAAGGTATAGCCGGGCATCCATGATGCTGCGGCAGTACGCCTCTACTTTGAGCCGTTCCGTCTGGGCCTGCGCCTCTAAGTACTGAATGCGGTCTTCCATGTCGGCCAGTTCCACGGCCAAATCTCCGACCTTATCCCTAACGCCGGAAACATGGGGCATTCCTGTCAGTTGCGGGGAGGCCGGACCTGCTTTCTGTCGCAGATTATCGTAAACCTCCCGATCCTTTTCGAGCGCCGTCTGAATGTCGTAATACTTGGACAATTCCTGAATGGTCACAACCTACCTCCGTATGCACTTCAGCTGCCGCCTTTCGGCGGTGCTTCTGCTATTTTATCACAACTTGCGGTAGGTTTGTAGACCGGAAGGCCACAAATTATGTGGTCTGCACCAATTTTGCACAGGCCCGGAACTGTATAGGTCTGGCCTTGGGCATCAGTGCGCTGGATGGGCGGGTGAAGGGGTATGTAGTTCTCACAGGATAAGCAACTCATTTCTTCCCGCCCTCATTGCCATCATGATAGCTAACGCCGAATAATGCCGGAATCAAAAAGAACCAAAGCGCTCTCAGATTTCCGGTGACGTTGATTGCGGTTGACACCGCCAACCCCACTGAAATCCACTCCGCTGCATAGATAAGTGCAACCCATTTCATTTCGGCACCTCCTGTCTGCCGTTGCCAAAACTCCGGGCAAATACCGCCCGTTGGATAAAGTCTACATCCTCCGCAATAGACCGTACCGATGAATTATCAGAGCGGATTTCAAAGGAACGGAGAATGAAGCGCTTCAAAGTGTCCAGGCTGTAACCTGCGATCGACTTCCCGAAGAATGCGGTAAGGATTTCAATAATGGTTTCCTCATGCCGAGCGAACTCGCATCCATAGACTTTGTGTTCAGGAGTAAAGGACACCCAGTAGGTAAACCGAGACTTATCGTGACCGGCTTTCAGGTCAAGGCAGCGGGTTTCGGTTTGCAAGTAGCGGACTGCTCTATCCGTTATCTGTTTCAGCTCCTTTTCTCCAATGGTGCAGCCGTCTGGGAAAAGTTCTTCCATGAATTGAAGAAAAAGCTGTTCGCCATTGGCACAATCGAACACGTCATGCCATGTGGCAGCCCATTCGGCCATTGCTTCTTTTTTTTCAAAAAGAATTGTGCAGGCCAGTCTAACAAAGTTGGCCGGAGATTCAACCATGAAATGAAGTCGTTCCGTTGTCATATTCAGCCTCCATACACGCTTTCTTGCAAGCCTCACACTTTTTGTACGGCTGTTCAAGCCAGCAGTCGAACAGTAAACACTTCGGTTTTCTGTACTCCGGCGGAGCCTTTCGTCCGTGGGTTTGAGTGCGAAGCGCATGGTACTTGCACACATCTTTTCCGCAATAATCCCCGCCGAATGTGCATTTCCCGCGTTCCGGCGAAACCTCATGCTTAACTGTGATGATTTTCATTTTTTCCTCCCCCCACTGGACTTTTCTTCCTTGCGGCTGATGTTGCTGGAAACTGCGCACAGGCCCCACATAAACAGCCCAACTGCCAGCCCGATGACCGTGAAAATCCGCCACATATCTTTCACCTCATTCCTTATACCGGCGCGTGGAGGGATCCCAGCGCATCGCGATCGGATTGCCGCAGCGGCAAGGAATCGTCAGATCTGCATCTGTCATATTGGTGAGGCCATAGGTATGTACCCCGCAGCATTCGCAGTCAAACTCGTATGCACACAGCCCTTCCAAGCTGATGGTCGCGCCGCAATGGCACCCAATGCTCACCTGCGGGATATGCAGGAATGTGCCAAATTCCCTGCCGCAGCACTTGCACCTCAGCCGGAGCACCCCTCTGGCACCGGGCACCGGTTTTCGGTTATTCTTTTTTCTCATGGATAAATCCTTTCTGCAGGTCAGTCCTCACCCAGCACTTTTTCGATAAGGTCAAAGACCATCTCCCGGTCTTCGGTCGTCAGGAAGTCGGCAGCCTCAATTTCAAATTTCAGGCGGTCAGCGTACTCTTTCGGATCAGACATCTTCTGCATCCTCCCCTCTGCACAGCTGGAACGCATTGCAGTGGTCATCGCAAGTTTTGCAGCATTTGTCGCATTCAGGGTGAGCAGCTCTGCACTTGTCGCAGGGCGTGTCCGCTTTGCTGCCGGATCCATACACCACAAAAAGCTGGTGGGTGCCGTCCTGCAAGGCCTTTTCGTCATCGGCCATTTCATAGCCGAGGGCGGTCAGCAATTCATAGGTGCTGTCGAGGTCGTCATTTTTGCGGTGAACGAACTTGCTTGCACCTGTCGGCCCATTCCATTCCGTGCTCCAGTAGCCCTCACGACTACCGTCCGTCGCATCGAAGGCAACCGCCAAGAGAATCTTCTCCGGCTCGGTATCGTAAGCGTTGAACATTTTCAGGGCATCTTCCAATTCCGTGTCTTCCCGAATCTGCTCATGCAGACCGATGCCGAGCAGCCGCAACACGTTTTCGTCATCCTCCATGTGCCGATATTCGGTCAAAATCGGGGTGGAATAAGTCAAGATTTCCGGCAGGTGCTTTTTGCACTCTGCGGGAGTCAAGTCCTTCACGAAGTCCCAGCGCAGCTCGTACATGAGCTTCGTAACAGCGGCAAACTGTTCTCTCGCAAGCTGCTCGGTGGCTCTTGCGGCCTCCCTCGCCGAGTTGCTGGCATCCTCGGCTTCCGTATCGCGAGGTTTGTACAGGTCAATCTGATTTTCACTGACCTTATAGACATAAGCGATCTTGTCGGCATCTTCCGGCATGACGACTTCCTTTTTTGTGTCCCACTTTCCGTACGCATTTACATGCTCATGCGTCTGGTAGGAGGCCTGCGAATCTTCCGTAGCGAATTTTTTCAGCTGCTCAACCCATTCGGCCTTTTGGTGCTGCCATTTTTGCTGCTCCAGCGCATCCTGCATAGCCCGGTTGAAGTTCTGCGTACCGAGGGTCTCCAATACCCGGTTTCGGGCTTCCAAGTCCTCGATTTTGTCCAGCTGGGCGAAATCGGACAGGGTGGCACCGCGCTTTTCGGCTTTCTTGAAGCTGTCGCGGTTCAGTTCCAGCAGCTTGATGCGCCGCCGGATAGTGGACTGGGAGAAGCCGGACTTGTCGGAGATTTGCTCCACAGTCTGCCCGAAGTCCATCATCATCTGGAAGCCCTGCGCCTGTTCGTAGACGGTGAGGTCTGACCGCTGCATATTCTCAATCATCATGGTCTGCATCTGCTCCCGCTCGTCCATCTCTACGATGGCGCAGGGCAACTCGTACAGCCCGGCCTGCTGCGCTGCTGCCGCCCGGCGGTGGCCGATGATGATGGTGTAGTCCTCACTGGACCACACAGCCTTGGGTGTCCATGCTGCCGCTGCTGCGGCTGCATCCCCGCCCTCGTCAACGCACTTTGCGATGTACTCCCGGCTGTTGAGGTAGTGGCCGGGGATTACGGTCAAGTTCTGGTACACGCCGTTTTCCTTGATGCTGGCGGCAAGTTCGGACAGGTCGCCCAGTTCCTTGCGGGGGTTATCGGGGTGAGGGTACAGCTGCCGGATAGGGATGTAAGCAATATCTGCCATAGGGATACTCCTTTCTTATTTCGGGTTAGAAAAACGTGAGCTGCCCGGTTTTGGTTTCGTTAAGAGGCTCGTTTTCCGGGGCTTTAGGCTCATTTTTGATAGATTTTTGCAAATTTGCGGGCTTAGTATCTGCTTTTTCGATTTCTACTGGTTCGACTTTCGGTTCAAACAGTAGATTCATCTGCGCTATCTGGCGGCGCATATACCACACGTCGGTTGAGAAGAGCGGCATATACCAGATACGATTTTGTGGCCCTGCGGGCAGCAATCCGCGGCTGTCGTAGGCCGTTGCCGGATTCACGAGTGTGTCACCGATGACTACATATCCAGCGCAGCCCATGAAGCTGCACTGGATGTAGCACATCAGCCCAACGATGAAGTCAATGTCTTGGGCTATGACAAGGACTTTGTTGTGGTAGCAGATATTCCGTCTTTTGCAGACGTTCAAAAAGGCAAGCAGCGTGGCTCCAGCACCGCAGGCCGGGTCAGATACCGAGATGAATCCCTCCATGTCCGGGTGCAGCTTCGGGTCGAACGTAATCTCGGCCATGCAGCGGCACACATCGTAGGGAGTGAAGAACTGCCCGGCGTGCGAGTTGCCCAACTCGCACATCATGTACAGCGAACCGAGGAAGTCTTGGTCAGGATTCTGCTCCATACCCATGATTACCTCGCCCAGCATTTCAGCCATGCCCTCCCGCTCCTTGGTGGAGTATTTGGAAATGATGGTCTGATACATCTTGGTGCGCTCTGGGGCATTTACCTTGTCCGTGCTATTTGAAATCTCGATGGCCGTCAGGGTGACGAAGTCCTCCCAAATCTCCCAGCGGCTATGCTTTCCTGTCAGCCCATTGAAGATTTTGAGGAAGTTCTTCTGATGGTCGTCGCGGATGCTGCGCGTTACTGCTGCCTTTGCCATGAGTTATTCCTCCGTCTTGTGGAGGTAGTAACGACCATCGTAGAAGTCGATCAGGTCTTTACTTTCCAGCTTATCCAGCAGTTCCGTGGCCGCGCTGAGGTTGATGTTCAGTTTATCCGCCACATAGGGCTGCGTTACACCGCTGGTATCAATGAGCGCCAGAACCTTTGCTTCATCATCGGATTCCGCTTTATCCGCTTCTGCGGTTTCCTGCGGCGGCTGAACCACGGGAGGGGTGTTCTCTCCGGCAGGCTCCGGGATGTCCGGCATCTTGGCACCGATGGCCGTCAGACGGCCGCTTTCAATGAGATCCCGGAAGAAGAACTGAAGGTAGTAGGAGTGCATATTTTTGAAGATGTTCTTGATTTTGCCGAACAGGGCATCCTCGATGGTGAAGGTCTTGCTCATGCGGTAAACCAGAGCGCCATCCTTCATCGTGAACAACAGGTAAGCATCCGGGGAAATATAACTGTCCTCGCTTGCAGCCTCCAGCATGGACATCTGTTCCCCAACGCCGCCGACCGGGCGGATAATCAGCTTGATGGGGTAGGCGTTCTTGATGAAGGTGTAGGTCAGGTCGTGGGCCTCGCAGATATTCTTCAGCTTGTTGCGCTGAGCGGCAAACTTGGAGGCTTCGTTTTCGTAGTTATCCATGATATGTATTCCTTTCATTTGTTCGATGAAAAATTATAATCGTTCTCCCGGTTCTCAATGGCTGTCAAGCCGACGGCGTATGCCGCCCAGATGTCTGCCTTAAAGCCGTAAAAGAAATCCGGGGCCTTCTTTGTGCCACGGCCGTTTTTGAGGTCGTGGTCTGCAAAGCGGTCAATGAGTGCCCGCCGGATGGCGGCATCATTGGCGCGTGTGTTGTGGCAGATATGCCGCTTTTCCTCGATACGGCACAGCAGCCGCACCGAGCAGCAGGCGTTCAGAGTTTGGTAGAAGCGGCCTATCCAAAGGACAGTGTCGAAAACCTCCCTGCCGACTGGCATCCCGTAGGAGGCCACCATTTCGATGACAGCCCACCGCCAGCCCTGCTCCGTAGCGGAGGCCAACTTCTGCATAAGTTCGGCGTTGTCAATCTTGCCGAACTCCAGCGGACGCAAGGTGCGCTGGTCAATTACGCAGTAGCCGGACTGCGTGTTGCCGGGGTCGATGGCGATAATCGGGCAATTTTCGCTCATAAGTAAGACCTCCCGAACTCTTGGATGAACCGCGCCTCCGGCCAGCCGTAGTATTCCATGGCCTTTTTCTGTGCCCACTTTTTTAGGCGAAGATCCGCCGCCCGGTTGGTGTGAACCGCCGTGTTGCCGTTCTGATGACACCAAGGGCAGAGCGTCACCCACAAGCCCAGTTGCTTGCTCTTGTCCCGATACGGCCCAAAGTAGACTTCATGCCGGGCCACTCCGAAGCGGCCGCAAATCAGACAGGTCGGCTTATCGTGCAGGACACTGGGCGCATAGCCGTTGCTGTCCAGCTTCTCGCCGTATTCATTTTGTGCCATACCAATGTCTCCTCCTACGCTCAAAAGACTGCTGGGAAACCTGCTGCATAATCTCCTGAACCTTGTCCTGCACACCCTGCTCGGCCAGTACGTTGACGGGCTGCGTAGTAGCTGCGATACGCCCAAGGGCCTGTGCCCGGACACGCTTGATGAAATTCAGCTGCTGCTTACGGAACTCCTTGTCCACTTCCGCAGCATCCTTGCTGCCATCAATATCAGAAACTTCCATTTCCGGGGCTTGCATAGCCTCCGCAGCGCAGCGGCGCAGCTTTTCCATCGCAACGTCCAGACCATCCTCATGCCCCCACTTGTTCAGCTGCTCATAATTGGCATGGCTTTCCTTGCGCAGCCGTTCCAAGCGGTCCGGACCATAGTGCAGCACATCAATAACCGCCTTGGCGTAAACCTGCCAAGCATTTTTGGCAGCCCTGTCGCCAGCAATGCGGTACTGCTGCTCTTTGCGTCCACGAGGCAATCTTACCATCGGGATTCGGTAGTCGGAAGAAACATATCCAGCCAACCAGCTTTCTCGGATGGCCTCAGCCTTGTCCTTGGAGGGTCTGCCGTAGGCATCCGGGGTCATAATGACCTCGGTGTTCTGGTTCTCCAACTCGTCAATTCTAGCTTTAATGCGCTCCAGTCTGGTCTTGCCGACACCGAACTCCTGATGCAGCGCAATGGTGGTGCACAAACCCACGATTTGTCCAACCGCCTGTCTGGTGTCGTCCATTTCGGTCTCAAACGGCTTTTTCACGGTTCAACACCTCCCGAAATAATCCAGACCCGCCGGGAACCGTACCCAGACCAGCTCAGGGCCTCTTCATGCGTGTTTACGCACACATCCAACTTGTTACCTTTCACGGCACTTCCGGTGTCTTGGACAACCCGCAATCCCACATTCTCGATATACACGACCGTGCCATAGGGCAGGATGCTGATATCGGCTGCTGCGGTCACGCCCGGCACAGCCTTTGCTCCGCTGGATGTAATGCCATGGCCCTCACCGCAAATGTGGGGGTATTCCTCTGCACAATAGGCCGTGCAGCTGAACGCACCGATGTATGTAAGGGACAGGTCGTTGTGTGCCGCCAGTTCTGCGGTGAGCTTGTCCAGCTCGGTTTGGAGCTGGTCGATGGTTTCTTCCCGCTCGCTGGCCGTCTGTTCCCAGTTTTTGTAACGATAGGAGTAGATGTCACGCTCCATGGTCAGCTCGTCCACCCGCTGCCCGCAGACGGCGCTGGTCACAATGCAGCCCGCCAGCACACCGGACAGGCAGAGCAACGCTCCGTGATTACGCTTTCTTCTCAATTTCATCACCTCCAATCCGCGCTTGAGTAGCCCCGCCGGGCAGGGCCGGGGGCTGCAAGCTCTCGACCGGGGCATCCTGCACAGCCCGGTCAAAGCCCGGCCGGACGAACTGGCGCAGATCCGCGCTGCTGCGGCTGCTGAAAATCTCCGACAGATCTGCCGGGGAGCCAGCCCAGCGCTGCACCGCCACCGGCAGGGCGGCGAAAATCTCAGCGTTCCGGGACTTGAAGTCCTCGCCGGTGAGTTTTCCGGTGGGGGTCACCAGCCCGCCGTGGCCCATGTAGTACAGGTTTGCCCCGATTTTCCGGGCGGCGGCAGCAGCCTCATTCCACAGGTCATTGGGCGAGATCTGCTGTTCTGCCTGTTGCTTGCGAATCTCGGCACACCAGTCAACCAGCAACTGGTTCTGGTAGCGGCACACCTTCAGCGCCTCAACCAGCGCCCGTGCTGCTACATTGTCCGGGATTTCCTTGAGCGCGGCATAATAGATTTCTGCCCTCGCTCTGCGTTCATCGGTCGTGAGCTGTTTCCCGAAATAGTTGTCAATCGAGATCATCAGCTCTTTAAGTTTTTCGCCAGTCATTATTGACCTCCAAAAATTGCATCGTAGTCGTCTGCGGCGCTACGGGCGGGCTGCTGCCCCGCCGGGGTGTTATACCTCTGGTCGCGAGCCTGCACATCGCCGAGGGTCTTAACCCCCTCTTTCTTCCACACCTTTAGGATGCCGTTGACATAGCTCCATTTACGAACACCGGCCAGAGCCGCCTTTTTAATGGCCATCATGATGAGGTCATCCGCGAAAATCTCTCGCCATTCCAGCAGGTCTTCCCGCGCTGCTGGCGGGAAACCGCCGAGATTATCCTCAAAAGAGTGGACCAGTTGCGCCAGTCCGGGGTCAACAGCCGTAGTACCGTTGTCTTTATCTCTATTCTCTCTATCTCTTATATCTTTTCTCTTATCTCTTATCTCTATGGGGACATTTTCCCCACCATTAGTAGACACATTGTGTCCACTTTCGTGTCCGCTATCTTGTCCAGACTGTAGCCTTTTGTTTGCTGCATTACTGCGCATTCTGCGGTTCTTTTCGGCATAATCGGTTTCGCTACCGACCATTTCATTGTGGTTGACGAGAACCAATGTTCCGTCCTGTTCCTCATAGATAAGTCCGAGTTGCTTATAAAGCCCAAGAGCAATGCGGATGGTGTCTAGCGAAAACCACTTACAGTCACGCTGAATCTTCCCCATATCGAAAGGTATGATGATATCGCCTATCTGGCATGTAAGGCGGCCACCCGTATTGATAGTTTTGAGACAGAGCATCTGATAGAGGACAACGTAATTAGCACCATTTGGCTGGCTCATCAGAAAATCGACCACTTCTGAATTCATGAACGAATCTTTGAGCTTTATCCAGTAGTACCTTTTGCCAGTTGCCATCAGCAGACCTCCTTAGAACGGCAGGTCATCAGCATCGTCAATGACCGAGAAATCGTCCGCTTCGCCCTGCGAGTATGCCGGCTGCACGACCTCCGGGGCCGCGTTTGCGCCCTGCCACTGCTGCCGCTGATTCTGGGTCGCAAAGCCCATCTGCTGGGGCTGCTGGCTCCGGTATGTTGCCGGAGGATTCGTCCCGCCGTCATCCACATAGCCGCTCTGCTGCTGACCGTCAGACTTCGCACCGGCAAAATAGATGTTGTCCACAACGAACTCCACCGCCGTGCGGTTATTTCCGTTCTTGTCCTGATACTGGCGGGTCTGGCAGCGGGCATGAACCGTTGCTGCACTCCCCTTTCGGAAATATTTGCTGACGAACTCTGCCGTCTTGCCCCATGCCGTGAAAGTGAGCCAGTCCGTAGGACGCTTGCCGTCCTGTCCGACCATGTCCCGGTCAACGGCCATGCGGAAGCTGGCAACCGTCTTGCCGCTCTGGGTGGTCCGCAGCTCCGGATCAGCGGCAAAGCGCCCCTGAAAATCACAGCTGTTCAGCATTGGCTGACCTCACTGTGTCCTGAGCGCACATTGCAACCAGCGGTTCAGCCATACCCGGAATGACAGGAACAGGAACCTCAGTGTCCGACTGCGCCGGGTGCAAAGCCTCATGCACATTCTGGACAAATTCGTGAAACGTGTACTTCTCCGTGGTGCCCGTGCAGTTCTCCAGCTTGTGATAGATGATTTCAAGCTCCGCTTTGGCCGACAGCAAATCCTTGTATTCCGTGAGGGGGACCGATATCAGTCGTTCTCTTTCCATATTCATAATTTTTCCTTTCTGGTCATTTCGACCACTCTTCTTTGTACCGGGCCACCATTTCCGGGGTATCCGTCTGGATACCCAGTTCCTTGGCCTCGGTGATTGCTCCATCCACCAGATGGGCAAATTCTTTTGTGTCCATCCGATGGGTGTCCTTATAAACGAAGTAACAGGCAAAGTCTTTGCCGTTCTCCTGCCGGGTTTCGTAGTAGCGGACGTATTGGTAGATTTCCGTTGCGTCCACAGAAGCAGGGAGCTTGATACCGATCACATGGCCGTCCTTATCGCGGGCCAGTGCTCCATAGGCCACCACTAGCCGCCGCTTGACCTCGTCGTCGCTCTCCCCTGTTTCGGCAGCGATTTTATTGACCAGCACATGGAAGTAAGCATTTGCCGACAGGCTGCGCTTCTCCCTGTGCTTCTTGATCTCAATATCCAGCACCTGTTCCAGATGTAGCTTGTCCCACGTCTCCCGGAAGTCCCCATTGATCTCCAACGTGACGCGCTGCTTTCCGCCAAGGGTAAAAGACATATCCACCAGCCGTCCGGTCATGTGGCATCCTCCTTATCCTGATGACAGTGCATATAGATATAGGCACTCTTTGGCCCCATGTTGGCATACAGCCAGTCATTGACCTTTGCCACGCTCATGTGATCCCGCAGAACGCGCTTCTCGTAGATGTATTCGCCGGTCAGCTTTTTCTCTGCAATTTTGGCCTGAATCTCCTTGTCGTCATAGTTAGCCTCGACCATGTATAAGTCATAGTTCGGGGCGGAAATGCCGTTCAAGTTGTTCATGTCGGTGCAGTAAAACAGCTTTCTCCCATCCAGCCAAATTTTCCACCCGCAGTTGGGAACGTTATGCTTGACCATGTGCGGAATGACGTTGCAGATGCCATATCCATACAGGTGCCCCGGTTCCAAAACGTCAATCTGCGCGATGGGCACTCCTGCGTCCACCAACGGCTTGCACAGCCAAGCACAACAGGCAAATCGGAGTGTCGGGCGGCTCTCGGCCAGCAAGCGGATCGTTGACGGTTTGAAATGGTCGCTGTGGATGTGGGTCAGCAGCACCAGCTTCAACGTCCGGCATTCTGCTGCCAATGCCTTGAATGAAACCCCGCAATCAACGAGGATTTTCTGCTCGATCACCACCGCATTTCCCTGACTTCCGGTGGATATGATGTTGTAGTTGATCATAACGAACTGAGGTCAACTACCGTTTCTACGGTTGTCGGTTCTCCCTGAGAAATATCTCCGTGCGGCAGAGCGCCCTGACCATCACCTACATCCGGTTTCCCGGTGTGCAGTTCCGGCTGTTCGGATGCGCCAGGCATAGATTCCGGCTCGGTGACGATTTCGCCATTGCCGTCCACCATAGACACGGTGTTGTCGCTCTCAAAGGCTTTGGCCATCTCGATGCTCATAACGCCCCAGCGAGAAATGAGCTGGCGAAGCAGGGTTTTCTTTGCCATATCATCGAAGTTCTTGTACCAGAAAGAGGAATACTTCCACATTTCGCTTTCCGGGACTTTTCCCGCCTGCAACTCCTCGTACTTCTGGCGGCTGAAAGCCTTGGAGTAGGTGTCGGCATGGTTCATCATCTTTTCCTTGGACCAGTACAGCACCTTGCGGAACCCATTGAGATACTCGAAGTATGCCATATAGCCCACCGTCGGCAGCGCGTCCCGCTGGTCATCATCCTCGATAAACTGGAACTTCGCCTTGCCGGTCAGCGAATCTTTGCCGAGGTATTCCCCTTCCTTGATTTCCATCACATCGAGATCCGCATACTGACCGCTGCGCAATGCCAGCTGAACATACCCCTTGTAGCCAAGCACGAACGTGGCCATGATGATTTCCGGTCGGATCAGTCGATTGTTGCGGTCATACTTGGCTTTCTGCTTGAACGGGACCAGATAATACTGACCCAACTGCGGGGACGGGCTGAGGTTCAGGCTTTCGCCCAGCAGGGCACCGGCCAGAATCGTGCCGGCATCGCATTCCTGCAAAGCCGGGTTGACGGCTACCGCCGAGGTGATGCTGGCCGTAAAGCGGCGGGCGCGGGCCGGGTCGCGCAGGGTGTTGGAAATCAAGGACTGGTAGCCCTTGGTGGTGATTGCCACGGAGAACTTGGGCTTCTGCTGCGCTTGCAGCTGATTGTTAGAGGTTGCCATATTCAATACCTTCCTTTTCAAGATAATGCTTCAAACCGACGAGCTGGGCCTTAGTGCCCTTTGCGTAGAAGCGGGTCATAAAGATGGGTTCCGGCTTGGGTTGCGGCACCGGTTCCGGTTCAGGCTGCACGGCCATTTCCGGGTCTGCGGAGATTTCCTGCGCCGGTTCGGGCTGTTCTTGGGCCGCAGCCGCAGCAGCGGCGCGAACCTTTTCTGCGGCGGCTTCACGCTCCGCTTGCCGGGCACGGCGTTCTTCTTCCCGTCTGCGCTGTTCTTCCAGCGCCTTGTGCCGGTCATCCACGGCTTTAATAGCTGCGGGCAGATCGAGGTTCTTCCGGTACTCCACCATAACTTCCGCAGAGTTTTCCGTGGCTTCGATTGCAGCCACGTCGGACACAATACCGTCCACAAACGCCTTTGCTTGTTTTTTCAGGGCAGTTACGCTGTCACTCATGTTGACCTTCGGCCGGTAGGTCAAATCGTCCATCCAGTCAATGCCAGCGGCCTCCACCAGCTCGTTATAATACTCCTGAACGGCATCCGTCTTTTGGGACACGATACCAGAAGTAACGTCCGTAATCTTCCGTTTCAGCTCTGCATCTGCGGTCTGGAACGGCACCGTCACGCACTCGCGGTAGACTTTCTCAAACTCGGCATACGGTTCAAGGATTTTGTCCTTGACAGCAATGCGCTGGGCCTCGTACTCCTTAAATTCCTTGGTCAACTGCGCACGGGCATCCTTGACACTCTTATAGGTCTGCTCGGTGCAGACCAGCGAGAGAGCTTCAGCCGTGCGCTGCTCAATGTCAGCCTTTACGCTATGCAGCCGCTCCACGATGATGGGCAGTTGCTGCAGTTCGATGACCTGCAATGTGGTTTCCTTTGCCATGTGGCATCCTCCTTTCACTTTTCAAAAACAACGGTCTTGCCGGTGCCCTTGTTCAGAAGCACCATGCCATTCGGGACATCCCGAACCCAGAGATATGCGGTGCAGTCCCAGCCGGCGGCAGAGAGGGCTTCTTTCTGGCGGCGGGTCAGCTTTTTACCTCTTACTTTCAAAAAATCACCTCCTCGGTCTTGCTGACAGCGATGTTCAGTGTGATGGTTTCCCGGCAGCGGCGGCCGAAGTTGCCCTCCGAGCCGAACATCTTGGTTTTCTCGAACTCCTTTGCGCTGTACACGCTGGCACAGTTCAAAAATCCGGGAAAGTTATCCGGGTGAATCATGCGGAACGCCGTGCATGCGAGACTGCGGTTCGGGGCCAGAACTTCGGACCATCCACCGCAGTATGGCTGGCCGCCATCGCTGTCGTAGGTGAAGTAGAATTTTTCCAGATCCATCACTCGGCCTCGCTTTCGTTCTTGATGCTGATGCCGAGTGCAGAGAACAAGAGCATCAGGCCAACTTCATCTCCGTCATCCAGGCTCATAAAGTCGAGCTCCCCGGCCACAAAGCCCTCACGGAGAATCACAGCGGTGCCCACAATGGGCTGACCATGTTCCAGCGTACCGTAGAGAATGCTGGCAATGCTGTTGATGGCGTAGCCTTTCAGCAGTCCCTCATCATCAATCACCATGCACAGTCCTTCCGGCAGATACTTGGGATGAACCACCTCGATGCAACCGCCGACCTCTTTCTGGAGGTTGTCCAGCAGCGGTTCGCCGAAGTCCTTAAACTGCATCTGATTCTCGGTGTTGATTGCCAAACCTTTCATAAAATCATTGGGATCGATGTTTTTAAGCTGTTCGTACAT